ATTATATTTATGAAAAGTAATAAGAAACAAAAAGAACTGGAAGAAAGGTTAGCTTATTTAATAGATAAACCTTTCTTAACGAAAGAGGAACATGATGAGATGGTAAGAATTGGCAATGAGTTGCCAAAGTCTCCTCCTACTACGCTCTCTTTTAATATTCGCCTTGATAAAATGGCTAAATAATCACATATCATTTAAATTTTGAATCATGAAAAAGTGTAAATTGTTAATAACAGATTTAGACGGGACACTGATTGAGACAGTGTCAGGGGATACATTCCCTAAAGGTATATGGGATATGAAAATAAAACTCGACGTGTTTGAGGCTATCAAAAATTACGCTCCTGATGATATATTAATCATATCAAATCAGGGAGGTATAGAAAAAGGCTTCGTGGACAGAGAGATGTTTGAATATAAATTCGATTATATATCAAATGCCTTGGAAGATTATACAGATGTATCCGTAAGTGCTTATTACTGCGAAAGCAATAATAAACGCAACGTCAATAGAAAGCCAAATATAGGGATGATAAAAGAGTATATGGATTTCATCGAATACATGAATAACGATGAAGATGAGGAAGAAAAGATCGTATACGATACTATCTTGATGATCGGGGACGCTTCCGGAAAAGAAGGACAGTTCTCCGACTCCGATAAGAAGACGGCGGAGAACTTCGGGTGCGAGTATATGGATGTGGATGATTTTGTGGATAAATATAATAACCGATAACGAAAATAAGAAGGATAGGGTGATGATCTCCTATCCTTCTATTATTATGTAAATCCATTTTTGGATTACATTAAGCATCAATAGTATAACTATTTATTTACACTCATCTTTCTTTCCTTGTTATCAAACATTCCATGCAAAATGCAGTTATCATATATACAATTGTTGGTCTTCCTCCAGTAGGGTTTTTACCATTTTGGGTAAAAACTTTATAATCAATATCTTTAATAAACCCATTATCACCAGTAAGCGCTCTAATAGCCTTGCCTTTATCAGAATGATTGCAATGAGGGGCAATTAATTGCCACTCACTGATCTGCATCATATCGTGAACCGACCATATTTCTCAAAAACGCTCCTTTTCTTTCTTGACAATTCTTCCAGTTTAACAAATCCCTTTAATGTTATCATAACAGTCACGGCCTTAGCCTCCCAATATTCATCACCGGGATCAGACCCATATGTAACTAATCCATAATTACGAGCGGACTGATATGCTTCTATCCTGCCTCTCTCATTCCTAAAAACATATTTTAATTCCTGTAATAACGGATACATGTTCTTAATCCCGATATAATAGCCAAATTGCTCAAAATACTTTGATGATTCACGGATAAGGACACCCTCTCTTGGAATAGACCTTTTAAACATGTCAATTACCGGTTCATTCTCCTTTATAGTATCTATAGCTGTATTTAATTCAGCTTGAACCATCCTCTTCTCTTTCTCAATCTTTTCCTTAGCCTCCAAAGCTAATCTAACTTCCTTCTCGGCTTTCATCCTAGCCTCATACTCATCAGCCCATGCTCTTGCCGCTTCTGGAGGATTATTAAAATTTGGCAACTTTACCAAGCCTGTAGTAAGAAGTTCCTTTATTTTAGAATTACACCAAACCTTAAATTTAACATCAAGCCATTGGGCGAAATCTATAGCCACATCCTCATACAACCATGTTCCTCCTCCGTTTTCAGAGCTTCCTCTCATTTTTATAACTAATTGATCCTCAGATATGTGTGTCTGGCTCACAATTGTACTAACTAATTCATTTACATACATTTGCCTTAAATAGTCGACAGGTCTCTTATTATATGGGCGAGCCATATCAGTGGCATTAATAAGAATACCATAACTGGTCTTAATAAAAGCTACATTATTTCCATTGTAATTAAAAATGGTAGACAATCCCATTTCGTTGGATTCGGACGTCAAAATTCCGCTACTATCCTTCACGGAATCCTGATAAATGCTTACATTTGCATTCATAGTTGATAATTATTTATTCCCATCCGTCCGGGATGGATAAATGGGAATACAAAAATAGCCAATCCGATTGTTTTAAGCAATCTGCTGGCTATTTTTTCTTGTCATACTATATCAGCTATCTTCCCCTGTCAAAGTACCAATTAGCGTCCTCCCCAGACTCATCCTTATCCCTACCTCCTAAGAAGAATCCCATCGTCATGCCGTTGGTCATCAACCAGTAGTCGAATGTCTGCTTAATATCCCTAGCCGTCTTGATATTATACCATTGCTTACCAAACGAGAACTTCATGAGCTGCCTCCATAGCTTGCTCTCGCCCTTATATACGCCGGTCTGGACGGTAGCGAACGGATCCCAGTTCCGAGGATCGGTGAGATCGCCTAACTTCCGGGCGGTAACCAACGGATCCTGTAGCATGTCTATGGCGTTAAGCTCCATGAACGGGGATGTCTGGGAAGCGATCTCATTGATCGTCCTGAACCCGATATAGGTAATGAACTGCCCGAACCAGCTATCCTCATTATCCTCCCTATATCCCATCAACGCCCTTCCTATGGCCATCATCGTGGCGAATACCGCCATATTGATAATCGATCTCTTGATATTGATCTGCTCGTAGGGGGTAAGCTTATCATACTCTTCCTTAAGCACGTCATATGCCTCCCCCATCCTACCCTCAGACATCGATCCATAGACATTACCGGCCAGTCTCCATAACGTTCTCATATATCCTTCCTCAAACTGGTTGGTTTGGAAATTGAAACCGGCTTTCTTATACGCCCGCTGCACGGCCAATATAAACCATCCACGATGAGGCAGAACCATGTTAAGGATAGCGTTCCGGCTAGCCCCCACCCGGTTCTGCTCGTTCAAGGCGCCGTCGCAGATCTGCACCATGCTCCTGACCCTACTGGACAAAGTAGGTATGTATCTGTCTATAATATCCTTGTTAGCCTCATTCTTAGCCACGATCTTCCCGTCCTTGACATCTACCATGTTCCACATAGAATAATCCCTTAAACGCTCCCAATCACGTTTAGCCTCATTAGCGGACATATTCCTGTCTTTCATCATCATCTCCTTGAAATTGGAGTATGACCAGAACTGACCCTCGTATAGGCGGGTATCATCCATGACCGAGATAATGACCTGCGGATCCAACGGGGAGTTAAGAACCTCCATCATCTTAAACGGCAGGTCCCGGAATAAGGTTCTCCAGATTTTGTTATACGCTGCCGATCGTACACGGTTACGGACATTGAACACGCCTAGAGCCTCTCCAACGACATATAGCTTGTTGGTGCGGTTTATATCCCCGATCTCCGACACGTACGTACTTAATTGCTTCTGAGATTCCCCATAGGCGTATTTCATGGAGTCCTTGCTTATATACTGCCCCACCATACCTTCCAAAAGGAAGTTGGCCTGCCCGGTAAGGGCGCCGGTAGCCGCGACGAATGGGGAGAAGCCTAAGTTGGATTTGGATACGAATTTGGTAAACATAAGAGCCAGCTTATTAAGATCGACCTTATAATTACCTATATTCCATTCTGCCCGCTTATTATTTATCCTAACATCATAGATACTGGCGTTAACCCAGTCCTGAAACATTCTATAGGCGTGAGTGGCCTCTGGGTTCTTACCGCCGTCGTATTGCGTCTCCAGCATCATGTTCCTATATCCCATAACATCATCCAAGGCCGCCCTCTTATACTTGTAAGAGGTCGCTTGTAAGGATAACATGGAATAGGAGTAGGCGAAGTCATGGGACACGTCATCGGCGTTCTCCAACTTACTAAGATAGTATTTGGGGATCATACGATATTTGTTATCGTTCTCATCAATCCCTCCTAGGTCTTGCCCCTGACCATGTATAGGGTCATCCACCCTCTCGCCAACGATATCACGTACGGCGTTGCCGATGGCCGCCTTCGGGTCAACCCCGGCCTGCACCATCCTCTCCACGCCGCCCTTGGATATCTGTGGTATTTGGTAGATGTTCCGGAATCGCTCATCATAATCCTCCATAGCCTTACGGCTTATGTTAAGCAGCTCCTTCCTCATCTCCCACTTATCCTTATTGATCGTAGCTTCCTCCCCCTCGTTGGTAATACCGTATTTCTTGAAAAAAGCCTCGTTCTTGTACTTATCGAACCTAGGCGTATGATATCCATAACCCAGATCGGGATTATAATTAGGATTACGGAAAGAACTCTCGGCATCGGCCTCATCAAGCCACTGGTTGTTGATCGTCAGATCAATCATATTAATATCGAACCCGAAACGGGATACGCTCTCTTTCTCGGATATACCATTTTCTATGGCATCAAAGAACTCGGATACCTTATATGTACCGTTATTTATCTTTCTGATGAAATCAGAATACCCTTTGGGAGAATATTTCCTCATATAAGGATACAACCGGGTTCTGGCGTACTCGACAAGGATCTTATCAGTCTTACCCATCGCTATGTCGTTAGCTAGCTTATTATTGAAGTCAGGACCGTATTTCCTTCTCAAAAACGATACCTCCACGGTCGTCCATGACGGGTTTTTCCGAGATAACTTGGCGGCCATCCTATCCACCTGACTCCGGGAGCGGGCAGACATATGTTCCTTGGCGAATTTAATCTCATCCATACCCTTGTCGTATGCCATGGCATCCCTTAAAGCGTTACGGTAAGAATCCGTGACTCCACTCTCCACCGTATCAGGCATATCCATCTCAATAGCCTCAGCGGAAGCGGCGGCGTTAATAACGCTCTTAGCCTCAGCCAGACGATCATATAACTCGTTTATCTTTCTTAATGAGGCGGATCCACGTAACCTATCGAAATCATATTCCCCGTATCTCGTGCTATCCCGGTACTGGATAAGCAAAGGCCTTAGCTGGTCATTGATCTCGTTTATTGTCGCCATCGCCTCCTCTACCTTCTCTATCCTTGATGATGATACAGATTGCTCCGTGATCTTATCAACCAGATTCTCGTAATAATCACCCTCCTCGGATCCCCACATATCCTTGGAGAAGCCAAGATGACCGCCAGCTAGCAGGAACTCAAACGCAGCCTTGCCTCCCTCGGACCGCTCTATCCCACGAAGTATCTCCTTGAACTCGGCGGAAGCCTTACGACCCTCGTTGGTATTCCCGAACTCCTCGGCCCACGCCTCGTCCCATGCCTTGATCTCCTCGGACATCATCAGAGCCTCGGATCCCTCTTCCTTTGGTGTCCCATCGGAATACCACTCGCTCTTGGCTATAGCCCTGTCACGTAAAATATCCAGATAAGATCTCCAAGCTATAGGATCGGATTGAAACGCCTTCCAATCGACCTTCCCGTTCCTCACGAACTTATCCATAGCCACATACCGGCTCCTGCGGATACGGGTCATGAAATCGGACGTGGCTTGCGATACCCTACGACCCAGTCTTTCCTCGACCTTCTTATTAACTTTCTCGATCTTATCGTAATAAGCCTGCACCATAGGTTTCTCTCGGTTCTCATCCAACCACCTATTTATCGCGTCGAGATATCGTTGCTGATCCTCGAACGTCATGTTCGAGATATCAAAATTCTGGATGGTAGGTTTGAATACATGATATACCTCCTTCGTAATAGGCTTATCCCCGTCATATCCTACTATGTCGTCACGGGTCTTCACCTTAAGGCCTCTATCGGATAGAAGAAGATCGATAAGCTGTTTCTCGGTCTTACCCGTAACATTCTTAAGATCATATATATCGATAATAGCCTTAGCCTGCTCGGTCCTGTATAGTAAATCGTATTTGGCGAAATCACGGGACGAGTCAAGGTAATCCGAGTTCTTCCCATTTATCTTCTGTATAAGATCCTCATTATCCTTTATCCCCCATCCACGCTCTTTCATCATCCTAGTCATCTTATTGATATTGGATATACCCTCGGTATGGGCTTCATTATGGGCCTTGGCTAGACGTTGGCCTAACATACCTAAAATAGCGTTACCACTATGCTCCAGCGTACCAAAGAACCGGGACATGACATTGATATCCTTATGGATGTTATTTATCAACTTCTTTATCCCATTCCAATATCTTTCCGGGATATTAAACATCCTGAGCTGTCCATCCAGCCAGTCCTCATTACGATCACTTCGAAGAGCATTTATATCAGACATGGATGTCTCAGCCATACGTAATATATCATCCATATCCTCTACCATGCCAACCTTATTGCTGCCATAATAATCAGCCGCCTGATTATTGACGAATCCACGAAGGTTCCTGATCAGAGGAACTATCTCCCCATATACGTTATCGATAACCTGTATCGTCTCATAATCCAATCCTTTTCCGCTCTTACGTAGGCTACTGGCGACAGTGACCAAATACTCCACCTCAGCCTTGGCGGTCGCTATGACGCTCTTGGTGGATAATAGGTTGTTATTCTTATTTAGCTCACCCCCGACTTGTCTTACCTTCTCGCCTATATCACGTAGAAGGGAGATACTCTCACCGATCCTCTGGCTTTGGCTTGACCTCATCCTCTGCAATCTGGTATATAGTCTTTCCAATGACCTACCGTTCTTGATCAACTTATTAGCCACATCAACATCCGATAATGAGTACATGAGATGGTCGCTATCCTTTAACAGAAGCACGTCAAATGCGCTTGGATCATCAGCTAACGCCGACTCCTTTATCCTATCAAGAACCTTATTCAAGTCTGATCTTTGAGTAGAGAAGAAATTCCGTATAGCCCGGATTATCCTGCCAAACAAGGAGAGCTGGGCGTCCTCGGACGAGGCCAGATCCTCCACCGCCTGTTCCATGCCCGGTACGAACCGCTGGGCCAACGTCTTGCCTAGGATCTCCCGCTTCACCATCCGATCCAGTTCCTCCCCTTGGTATTCCTTCCCATACACCTCATAGTAACGACCGACGAATTGATTCCATAATGGCGTGCCGACAACAGAGTCCAGAACCTCGTCAATCTCCTGTTGGTTACGGTAAGTATCGATCAAGAAATGAGCCACCTCCTCATTAAGATCCTCTACCGTAGCTCCCTCAGCCAAGGCGATAACCCCATTGGCCATATCGGACAATGCCCTAGCCGAAGGCTCGACACCATTACGCATCTTATACTTATCCATATACTCAGACATACCCATCACACGGATACCTAACGTGGATAAGATGTTGGTGATATCAGTCCTGTTCTGAAGATCCTCCGCCTTCTCGTTCTCAATAACCCCACGGACATTACTTCCGTACAAGGCGTTATCCTCCATCATCAACGACAAGGCTAGCTCTATGAACCCATCATACTTATTATTAAGCTCCTCAAACTTACCTTGCCTTAACATGCCCTTGATCTCCGATCTGCTTACCGTAACCTTCTCCCCTGATGTCGTGATAAGATCAAGATCATTACTTACCTCCGTATCAAAACCTATAGAACCCAATACGTTCATTTCGGAGGACTGACTTCCAAACCTATTCCTTAGCCTAGACAAGGCGTCCATAGCGTTATAGATCTTAAGACCATCAGAGTTGCCGGCTCCGGTAAGATAATACCTATCCCCTAACCTTATACGCTCCCCGCTCAACAGACCTTTCTTGATAAGGTAATTGACAAACCCTCCACGAGTGCTTATATTAGAGCCTGAGCTGATACCAAGGACCGGGATGAACGAATCACTGTTGTTAAGGGTTATGGAGGACGAGCCAAAGGAGATGTCAGCCGTACCAGACGGGACGTCGCCCTCCTCGACACTGCCGGCCAAGAACCCGGCCTCGACCCGCCCGCCGGACGAGCCTTTTATGGCGTTGGCGTAAGTATCATATACCTTGCCATCATCCGATCTAAAGAACAGGCGAGGCTCACCGGAATCATATACCAATCTTGAAAATGGAGGCGTATAATTCTCGATATCATTTAAAGGCAAGACATTACCAGAAAATATGATCTCACCATCTATATTTCCACCCTTCACCCTGATATTAGGTCGTTGCCCGGTAAAAGCGCTTTCAACGGCCTTCCATAACATACGGGCTGTCTCCTTAATATCTATATTCTCCCTGATAGCCCTTATATCATCCCATGACGCCTCTTTCAGTATCGTATCGCCAATATTATCCTCGTTTATGGAATCCAGATCCACCTCCTGTACCGTGGACGTATCTACCACAGCCATATCATTGACATCACCTACCTCTCCGGAGGTAAGATAAGCCACGACATTGTCGCTATTCCCAAGGCTTCTGGCCAACGCCGGGGCATCCATATCGCTTATGGCGGACAAGACCTTGGCTGACATAAGTTGCCCCCACTCGCTGGAGCTAAGTCTGGCGCTTATGGATCTGGCCGCCTCCTTATTCCTTGGCACGGATCTAGCCCAGTCACCGAACTTGGACCTGAACTTGTCGTTATAAATAGTCATATAAGCCTCAGCCGCCTTATCAAGATCACTTACGGCTGCTATACCCGCTATCTTATCGAACAAGGTGGATACCTCGCCGGAAGGGGTCAAGACACGGGTTATCTTACCTTCCTTATTCCTTTTAATTACGCAACTCGACATAACTTCATGTTTTTGACAAAGATAAACAAAAAGCCTCCACGAATAAGCGGAGGCTGATATTCTTATATTCCTTATAGAATTTATGACTTAATCCGTATTCTTGCTATTGATGAACTCACTAACGCAATCACCAGCGAAGCCGGCTATATACGCCGCGTGTTCATCCTCTCCAACCTTAAATCCAAGAGACATGTTGCAAAATTGGCATACGCTCATTGCTATATGGAATGACTCGTGACATATATTTCTCATTATTAAATCATCGTCGCTCGAAAAATTCCAAAGTATGGCAAATTTATCATCATCGTCCCTATCCCTTACCAAATTCGCGAAAGACGCCTCCTTATCCATATCATCTTCATCTCCCCATTTCCCCTCGTGTTCAGGTTCCATATTCTCGAAACGATCACACAACGTCTTATAATCTAATCCAACCGTGATAATCAAATCCAACGGATATATCACGAAATCAAATTTCTGCTCTCTCATAATATTCTTAATTTTTCTACAACCTCAAAACACATCTTACACTCAACTCTACGATACAATTGCCTTACGCCATCTATCGTAGTCCAATAACGACCACCCTCACGGTGCAGGAACTCACTCATTACCTTAGTGTCAGCCACATCATGTAGATCGTATGAGTCAAAACATAACTTACATATATCGTCAAGATCAAAATAAGTAACCTTATTATACGACATACAACGGATTTGTCTCCCATCAGGAACCTGAACATCGAAAACATTTATCTTCTCCATATTAAAAAAAAACAGAGGGATGCCGATCCCATCACAGACCGGTATCCCTTATAATAAATTAGCGACGAAAAGCATGGTGATGGACATGCGCCACAAATGTAATTACAAAATTCGTAAAAACAAAATATCAAGGGCAATCACCCGTGCATTCGCATGGAGCATCGCTTTTCAAAACCCCATACACCCGATTGTCGCTAGTCAGCCATCGTTTGCCGTCGCTCGTGATATAAGCCTGCCGGCATCCCTCCTGATTCACCGTGAGCGTCTTCTTAACACCTTTTGGAGTTGTTACCTCCAGCTCAAGAGTCCGATCAAGACCGCTGTTCATCACCGAGCCAAAGGAAACGGGGGCGCTTCCGGCCCCGGACCCCGGACTGACGGTCAGAGGCTGGTCCGTTACCTCGCCTACCCCGTCCTTCCAATTAATATTCAAATCATTAGCCATAGTTGTATTATTTTTGTTCTATTGCAAAGATAGCAAAACAAATAAACCCCAACCGGCTTTAGTCGATCGGGGTCTGAGTAAGCGAAAAGAAACTGATTATCGTCCCATCATTCTCAATACGGTCCTAGTCGCTGCTTGCGCCCAAGTCCAGCTGTCATTAGATGTTACGTTAACCGTCTGTTGAGTACCATTTACATCCAAGTTAATAATCTCCTTGTCAAGCTCGATAGTAGAGTCTCCAGCGGCTTGCGTTACCGTCACGTTGGCTGTCTGGCCACCAGCGGCAGTTACCTTCAATGTAGCTGTCAGTTCCTCGATCGTGACGTTGGCCGGTACGTCCGAGATCGTGATGCTCCAAACGAACTCGCCAGCGGCTCCGGGATCGTCGGCGATAACCGCTCCGTTAGCCGTAGTCTTTCCAGCCGCCGTGTAGTTAGCCGGGAGCTGTAACGTAAGCCCGTTCTCCCCAGCCGGCGTGACCGCGAACGTAAGCTTAGTACTGTTAGACTTACCGGTGATGGTAACATTACCACCTGTCTTTTGTACGGAAGCGTTAGGGCTGTCTGATCTTACCACCTCAGCAGCCGCTGCCTGATTGACTACCAACGCCTTCTTAGCCCCGCCGTTCGTGGTGACCGTAAGGTTGATAGTGCGTTGAAGACGACCGGTGTGTTTCTCACCGGAGAAATTAACCGCCTGATCTCCTGATCCTGATACCGGGTCGACGGTTACGAAACCGAATTTTTGTGATGCCATACTTAAATATATTTACAAATGTCATTTTATTATGCCAAAAATAACTTGTATCATATCACAAGCCAAATATAGGGGGGGGTAGATACGACTAGCCCTGTACAACCTCAACATACAACCCTACTAAGTCCTTTAGATTATGACTAAGAGGAGTTCCGCTATCCCTAGTGCACTTATATACATCAGCGTTCTGGATGTAATATTTATCCTTGAATATCTCCATTGGAGGGAAATACGGGATAGGATCCCCTATGGTCCCGGCATGCTCCTTATCAATGACCTTGTATAAGGAAGCCGTATTTAATCCGGGTTCCCATTCCTTTGATAATGTATGTTGTTGAATAACCTCATAAAGGATATCCGTATCGTCCTTAACCACCCTGAGGCAGAATCCGGCATCCACCGACAGCCCGAACTCCGCCCCTTCTTGTCCCCATATAGGGAATAGGACCTTAACATCCAATTTCTCGTTAGGGGATAAAGATATAGCCTTGTTATTAACCACCATTCTGGAGAATCTGACAGCCACTTCCTGAGGATCGGAGGCATCTTTCTCCTTTGCCTGTTGCCGGACATAAGTCATGGTGATATTTACCTTATCTGGATAGCCGGACTGAGCGTCAATAGCCCTCACCTGCTCTACGGTAGTGGCTAAGCTTACTTCCCTCTGTTTGGCTCCTAACGCCGACATCAGATCATTATCATACTTATCCATCATCCCGATCAAGATCTTGCCTTCCGTCATATCGAACTCCAGACCTATGATCGTTATCTTACCAGCTATAGCCCCATCAGCCAAAGCGTTACGCCTATCATATTCAGGGATATAGATATTTTGGTCATCCAAGAAAAACTCATGAAGATTCTCATTCTCATAAGTCCTGATCTCCTCATACTTAGCCGATTTCTCCTCATTAAGAAGCCTTGAGTCATCCAATTTAGCCTCGATAATCTCCTTAACCGTAGCTTTAGGATTAGCCTCCTTGAACGCCAATTGCTCCTCCCCAAACTCTATCCATGGGGCGGGATTCCCGTTAATGTAATCATCATAACTATAGCCCTTGGCGTAATTATCATCAAGCGGATCGTCCTGAACTAATTGATTGGGATATATTTCCCTGTTTATATATACGTAGCTCATATCTTATATCATTAATCTTGTTCTTTAACGGCGATACTATACTTACCTGAAGCGTAACACCAGATATTTATCTCGAAAGGCTTGTTAGCCGTAGTGGTTATAGAAGTACCACTCATGCTTACATAAGCCCCGGAGTTGGGTATAGCCTGCGTGAAGGCCGCCGACGGGACGCACCTGATCATCAGCTCCTCCCCTATCTGCATCCCTGACTGCACGGATAGGGTGGTAGCGGCTGATAACGTAGCCGTGATACTTCTCTTGCTAATAGGCAGGTTAGCTAATGTCGTGACCGTATTAACCCCTATAAGCCTGTCCATGGTCTTCTTATCGGCGGCCGCCATCAACCCGTTAGTAGACTCATTGGCTACGGCGTATGTCGTGTTAGGAGGTGTAGCCCAAGTGCCATCTCCACGCATGAAACTGGATGTACTGCCATTAAGCTGTCTCAACAAGCCGTTAGCTGTAGTAGAGGCCAATCCGTATGTGGTATTGGTAGGTACGACCCACGTTCCATCGCCACGAAGAAAAGATGCCTGCTTGCCAGCGGCTGGGGCCGGTACCAATCCCGCAGCGCCAGCCGCCGAGGCCGTAGCCGCCTTCATATTGGCGTAGGTAGTATTCGTATCCTTATAATAGGGGATACCACCGACAATAGGACAGGCGGTATAGCCGGAAGCGCTTGTCACGGTACTGCCGTTCTTGACCAACCCCGTGGACCCGTTAGCTCCTACAACACCATACGTTGTATTAGTATCCGTCCAAGGCACGTTGACATACATCTTACCACTACTATCCAGCTCTACCGGATAATTCTTACCATTCTCGGCATATCCGATCATCACCAATCCTAAGGTTGTGGTATTGGCCTTGGCGTATGTGGTATTTGTCGGAACCACCCATGTGCCATCACCACGAAGGAAGGAGGCTTGCTTGCCGGCGGCCGGAGCGGGTACCAATCCCGCCGATCCTGCGGCTGAGGACGTTGCTCCTCCCATGTTACTATATGTGGTGTTAGGAGGAGTTTGCCATGTCCCATCACCACGAAGATACTTGGCTTGCGCTCCGGCGGCAGGTGCGGGGACCAAACCTGCCTTTCCCGCCGCTGAGGCAGAAGCGGCTCCCATATTGGTGTATGTCGTGTTGGTATCCGTCCACGGAACGTTAACGTAAGCGTTGCCGGACGAATCCAGCTGTACCTTATAGTTCTTCCCGGAAGTCGTATATCCTACCTTAATACCGCCAAGAACGGTAGCGGAGGACGTGGGGGGGGTGAAGGTACTTGGTTTGCCCGTAACCCCGGACCAAGGCACGGAGGAAGCCTGACTGGCCGTGTAAGGCTCATACCCATCCTCACTGTTCAATTTAGACTCGTCTTTTATCAGATACATCTTACCTGTAGACGTGACCTTTACCGTATCACCGCTTTGAGCCGTAGCGGTGGTAAGGGCGAATCTAGCCGTATCATCAGCTACCACGACCAATCTCTCCAAAGCCGCCTTAGGTAACCTATCTATGCTGATGGTTCCGGATGCGATCTTAGAGGCATCAAAATTAGCCAATGTCGTGGAGATAGTTACGTTGCTTCCGAAGTCCGATGAAACACTACCGGTAACAGCCCCGGACAGCGCTATGGTCCTAGCCGCCTGTAATTTCGTGGCGGTAGGGGCATTATCCGTCTTAAGAGCATATTTGGTAAGATCAATATCATTAGCCTTATCCAAAAGCTGCTCTATCTGCTTGCCATTGTATTTACCTTGAAAATCTTCCATATCAAACTTATTTTTTGCTCAAATATAGTTATATACATAAATACCAAGAAATCGAGGGGGGGGGGAGATACGGGTAAGTGTCAGAAACTGCCGTCCCCGTGCAGGAATCCGCTACGGAATATAATAGCCTTGTCTTTAAGTTTCTGGACAGACTCCCATTCCCATTCACCCTCACAAGGCTTAACGACATACTTATTCCCCCATGTCTTAAACTTCCTCTCTATAACAAACATCTCTGGGTCTTTTAAGACATGGAAGATACTTCCGACAGGGAAATACTTATCAGTCCTCAATATAACACGATGATGTTTCTCGTCATATTCAGGATCGCCTACGATACGTGCCTTATAAAATTGGAAATCATTTAACGTCTGATCCACTGGCTCTATCCAATAATACCCCTTACCCATTGCAGTTTGTATTTAATTATCTATATTTGCGGTGTAGTAACTCATAATGTTTTAAGTAATTTTCAACCAAAGGGAAAGGGTGTCCGTGAGGATGCCTTTTTCATTCCCGCCCACCCTACCATGACAAAAAGATCTACCTCGAACAAATATAATCATAATAAAGCTACGGTCAAAAAGAAACCCTATCGGTATTCTATTGCCGACAGGGTTCTCCAACGTTGTATCAAACTAAATCATATCACTCCATTTGATTGTGTCACCGACGAAGCACCGCACCGCCAGATACCTTACGAACGCCGTCCCTTCCGGGGCGTCAGGGTCTTCCAGATAAGCCAAGACAGCCTTGACTATTTTCTGGTCGCAATCCAATACCTTAGGAAAGTAGTCGCTATAGAACATAGCGAACAGGTATTGGATATCTCCCCAAGTGGCGTTATCAGGTTTCTTGGCCCCGCATTTATCGAACATCTGCTTAGCGTCCTCCATCGTCCATCTTCTCTTGGATCCGTCGGCGTTAAGCATCTTGTCAGCGGCTTCCCTAGCCAGCTCCTTGGAAAAGTGATATCCATGGGTGTCTATATACCGCTTATAATCCGGGTCATCGGCGTCTGCTCCTCAGTAGTAACGACTCCTGCGTCCCCTGCGCATATACGGCTCGGTACCATCGAACTCGTCACGGATGCCACGCTCACCGAACCATCCCCTGCGATACATCTCGTCCTCACGTTCATGGAGTCTCTCGCGTTTCTCAAGCTCACGCTCGTCACGTTCCAGCTCCCTCTCGCGTCTTTCAAGATCACGCTCACGGCGTTCTAGCTCATCCATTCTGCCGTCATGCTCCTTGCCATAGTGGTCGTATATTCCACCACCATAACCCATGTAAGTCCCATCCGAACGTCTGCTACGTCCACGGCCGCCTCTACGATCGTAGATCTCGTCATTGTAGTCCTCTTCGTGACCGCCGCCTAAATCTATAACTCTCATCTTAACCTAATTTTTTAATTAACAACTCTTTTAGCTCATCGAAAGAGGATCCCATCCTATCGACTTTCTCCTCAAGATTCTTGATCTTCCGGTCTTGATCCTTAGTCTGCTTAAAAGCCGGATTGATTTCCTCAAGGATCGAATCACAAGCCTCTAGTGTCCTCCTATGCTTATCGATACTATCGAGAATATCGGAGCTGGTTCTCTTAGCGGCGTTAAGCTGGTTCATGATCGGATCGACCGAGCAGGCCAAAGTTATGTTATTGGACATAGCGACATCCCTGCTCTCCGGTACGACATAGGTCATGGAAGACCCGTTTATCTCCACGGTAAGGTCTATCACCCTATCCTGTAGTTGCTGATATTGCCCCATCTGACCCATCTGGGGTTGCTGGAACCTAGGCTCGGACACGTTAACCACATTCCCCATCCTGAACACCGGAACATCGGACGTATCCAGCGTATATACTTGAAATCCTTTCTTTAAGTCTCTAAACATATCTCGATTTTTAAGCGGGAGGGAATACCCTCCCATTAGACATCCAATCTAACCTATCCCTCATCAACAGTCGTCTCCGACGCCGAGGCGGAAGTTGTAGGCACACAGCAATCCATGAGCCTCAATACACCCCTTACCTTGTTGAAATAAACAAGGCGTTCGGTGTTGTTAACCATAGCCGCTCCGGTCACAGCCACGTTGATCGGATTCACCACAGCCACGCCGGTTACCGGGCAGCATGTGTCATCACCTACCGTGGATACGGTGCTGTTCGCTGGAATAGCTATCTGCACTGGCAATGTCTCGCCTGTTGTCGGAACCACCTGCCGGATTTTCAGCAGCAGAAGGCCCTCGCATGGCAAGGACAGCCATATCCTTGGGTTGATGCCGAAGATGGTGTTGGTAGTAGTCACTACCACGTTCTTCGTGACCAACTCATAAAGAGACCCTATTTTAGAAACACAAGCCATAATAGCCTCCTTCCTTTATAGAGTTAAATAGCAGCGTTTCCGTTGTTGCAGCATCCATTGTTGCACCCACATCCGTAATTACCTCCATAAAATGCTTGACCCCATCCATAAGTCTGGTAAGGAGAGCATGAAGGATAAGCCGGCACAGGGGTAGGTCTCAACTGGTTGATCAAATTCTGAGTCTGTTGCTGAGTCAACGCGGAGGCTTGGTAAGCCGACCTTTCATCACGCAACTGATTGATCGTATTCTGCATCTCACGCATTTCCAATTGACAGAATTTATCATTAATCAAGGTTGTTTGAGCATCAATCTTAGCGCTCAAGATATTGAACTGCGTAGTAGCCTGCTCACGATTGTTTGTCAATCCTTGGTTGATGTTACTCTGAAGAACATTGGTTTGCTCTAACGTCCGTAATTGATTGTCAAAGCCTTGCTGCGTTATCATATTTTGAGTAGCGCACGTGCTTTGGTTGATCAAAGAACTCAAATTGCAGCAGCAAGAGCTAATTTGATTACCGATCTCACAACCTTGTTGCTGTACGGCGTTAATAACAGCCTGAGAGGTCATACCTACCTGACCAGCTACCTTATCGATAGCGCCTTGTACGTTACAGATAGCGCTTTGCAATTGAGTGGTAGTACAGTTCAAGGCGTTAGCGATCTGCTCGATAGCGCTTCTGTTACCTTGGATGGCCTGCATCAGCAACTCACGACCATAGTCGTTATTCAATTGAGCTGGAAGACCATTAGCGCAACACTCATTACCATTGCCAAAACCATTGCCAAAGCCACGGCCACCCCATAACCAGAACAGGACGATGATCCACAACCACCAACCGTTAGCCCCGCCGAAACCGTCTTGGTTGTTACGACCGTTCATCAAAGCCGCTACCAAGTTCGGATCCATCTTATTTCCGCCTATCAAATTGGCGAACATACCCGGAATCATAGATAATAAACCGTTAGTGGCGCTTCCACTACCGGAACCCATACCGTCTAACAAAACGATTTTGTCTCCACTTGTACCCATGTCTATTTATTTTTGAATTAATAATAACCCCACCTGATGGCGGGCGTTACAAAGTTCAAAAATTAACAGTCCTAAAATCGTGATATGTGTCATCATCAAAGTACTTAATGTCTTGTAAATGGGATTAATAAGAACCGATACAAGACAAAAAATCCGGAACGTATCACTACGACCCGGATTCATGCAAATCCATAAATTCAATGTTTCAATGCTCGAAAGAAAACGTCTCACGACGCCAAAGAGAGATTAACTACACGAAAAATCTCGCATTAATTTATTTGTATTAGCAGTGTATTCATTAACTATCTTACTGGATGAGGGATTATCCTCTATCCTTGACAGGCGGTTATCGTCACTCCTTACCGTAACATCACCCATCCTTCGTACCATATTTTCTTGATATGATGATGGATCGGAGTATATAAGATCATCAACGAACCTGTATATCGCACCATCAACCGTCTCACCTACCTTCTCATATAAGCCGGATTGGAATGACACGAAATCATCATACCTCCCACGAGCCAAGAACGAACCGTCCGGTCTCGCCTCGACGCCGCCGTTGACCTCCCGGAGCAGGCCCGGATTCCTTTGGTACAGATACCTGTAAAACCCGACATCCATCATCCTATCCTGACCATCCAGATAGAAAAGGTTTCTCATGCTACTGTCACCGGACTCGATAGCCACGTCAAACAGAAGATCCCTTACCCGACCTTCCGGCAACGACATCTCCATGCTTTTTAACGTACCTCTGTCATGGTGGTTCAAAGATACATTATAAAATCCATTAAAATCAAGGAAACGTAAGACATTATTATATAAATCCGATTTTTTTAACCTTTCCTTGATCTGGATCTTCCTCAACGAGGTACAGGATTTGATAAAATCCCGATCCTTTCCCTGCCTAGCCTCGTATCTCCTGAACTCCCGATCAATATCGACATCATCCATTTTAGGGGTTACGGGATGCTGGTATATCAATCTGGTAAGGATCATGTTCTCGGTATTCGAGGATGAGATGTTGGACATAACCAGCTTTTTTATATTATCCTTGACCACGCCAATATCGGAACGGGAAGCCCCGGCGGGGACCACGCCAGCCGGCAAGTACGAGGGTCGCTCTATCCCGATATTGGCCAACATCTCATAAGCCTGATCGGTGTCGGTTATCGGGGCCGTGTTATGGTACGTATTCCTACTAATATACAACATGCTCCTATCATACATATCGGAAGGGGATGTATTCCCGGACCTTACATACACCATCCTATCCCCAGTAGAATAAGTATCCTGAACCTCGTATATCGGATTCCCTTTTCCTGTTATCCTATCAAGATCGGAGATAAAGCTATCGTATACCGAATTGCCGGCCTGTATGGAAGACAACATGACGTCCAGCGACGCCATAAGATCACGGATATCCTCAGGTCTGGATATAACCATCTCATCGCTGATCGCCTCGCTTATATCCACACCCATGTCGGCAAGATCCATGGCTATGTCATGCAGACGTCCGGCAACGTCCTTGATGTCCTTAAAATCATCCATATCGATTATCTCCCCAACCTTATCCCTTAGACCCTTCATATCCTTAGGCATACTGATATACGGTGTGGTACTATTGAAGTACGAGTCGGTAATCGTATTTCCGTCCTGACTCCGAACCTCCATACGGGTCATATTACGATACGTGTCATACATCCGATCTGCGTAATCCTGATCCTCCTGATACCGGAGTGCCAAGGAAGGGTATGGGATGGAGGCGAAAGCCTGATCGAACTCCCGGCGGTCGCTGATACCGCCTACCGCCCTCATGATCGTATCCCTTACCTCTATTGGATTCAAGCCCCTTCTCTTTCCTAACGAGTCATATGTATCCTCATATATCATATAATCATCACCAAGGCCTGACTCGGAGGACAGGAAATACATATCCTTCTCATTAAGATTCCCCTCAGACATAAAATCGACAATCCTCCTCATCATATCCCTTACCCGCTCATACTCCGATCGGTTAGTCATGATATTATCAATCTCATCAGCGTCATACATCCCAGATCGCTCAAGATTGTACCTATTGAGGAATATATCACCGCCGGAAAGGAAGTTAGATACGATCATATCATTAAGATCATTGATATTATCAACACCCAAAGAAGTAAGGGTGTTATTGATATCCTTAACCTCATCGGCCATGAAATTGCCGGCGAAATAGTTCTTTCGCTTGATAAATGACATAACATCATCATACCTAGGTTCCCCGTTACTATCCAAATCATATTCTGATGGCATGGACATCCAGTCGCCAAAGAAGGACACGAAGTCGGAGGAGTAGGCCGTACCCCAGACCGATAAGGCCTGCTTCTGGTCACCAAGCACCTCCATCGCCCTTTGGTATAATCCGGATGGTTGGTTGTTAGGGGCAAGGACATTATCTACCCTACCCTCCTTATTTTTTATAACATAACAAGATCTGCCCATTACTAAATCGTTTTGTCACAAAGATAGAAAATCCCGCCTACTCTCACGAGCGGACGGGATACTAAATAACAACATAATAACAAACCTTATGTTTACTCTGAAAAAGTACAAATCTTTTTGCCGATCCTCACGGACAGGCAAAAGCTCAATCCTAAATTACAAAAAAAATGGAATTTATCGTTTAGCGAAAATCTCCTATACGATCAAAATATCTTTTATTATTTTCTACAATATTAAAATCATGTTTTTTAATAATGTCTTCGACTTGATCTTTCCTTAAATGGAACCATTCTCTATCAATATTATATACACTATATTTAGAATGAAGAATAGACTCTATATCCTTATCTACATATGCTATCATGTGAAAATACACATTAGCAACCCTCAACGCTTTCTCTCTTGCACATATATCCTTAGATTTACCAATCTTTACAAGACCATTGTTTGCATCTAATCCAATATAAGTAAATTGCATCTTTTTATTATCACTACGTGATATTTCCCTTAATGAAGAAATAGCACACATTGTAAAATCGTATAAATCATAAATATCAAAACTCATACATCTAGGCATCATTCTACTCACAAACTCGGCCAATTTTCTATTAGCTTTCAATTTATTGGAAATAGTGAATTTAATGCTATCAATGTTACTATCCGTATTCAATATAGTTATATTATAAACAACGCCATTAAACATATGATCTATGCACATCTTATCAAGAATATATTCTCCATAGCCATATTTATATAATTCATCCTCATATTCTATAGCTGCCGATATAAAACGATTGTACAACATCAAGGTATAATCGAAATCAAAATCACTATGACCAAACAGCATTATCAATGCATAATGAATAAAATTACCATAATCGCTATCACTTGAAGTTATAGTGCAATCCTTGATAATTAAAACGTCATTATTATCAACATATTTAAGATCGTCTACAAAATTCCTTACAACAACATATAGTTCTTCTGAATATAATGGAGGATCAGTATATTTCAACTTTCTCTTTTGACAAAAATAATTCAAATCGTCATATAACTTCAAAATATGTTCTTTATCCATAATATAAAACAACAAGGACCATTGGCGTCCGTTATTCCACCAATAGCCCTCATCTATCGCCTACGCCTAGGCGAGTTAATATCTTCTTATGGCCCAATAACGGATGGACACCGCAAATATAAGACCTTATTTTGAAACTACAAACAAACAAGAGATATTTTTACAAAAAATGTAATCAGCCATATTCCTCTGTCATATATAAAGCGTAGCTATACCTATCCTCTATCATCTCCACCACCTTCTTGATATCAGATAAAGTTAGTTTCTTTATCTCCATATTCCTACTATCCATCCTGACAAAAGAGTTCTTGAACTCCTGCTCGGTTATAGCCTCCAACCTAAATAAATTGTATTTTATAAGCAACTGGCTTACGTCAAATATCAGGATATTAAGATCAATATCATCCTTCAACTCATCAAGAAGATCACACATCATGGCTTTGATAGCATCAGTATCAAGTTCCAGCTTCTCGGCTCCCTTCATTAACTTCTTGATAATACCATTGTGCTCAATTATGATGTTAGCATTATCATCATCGGTAGGTAGAAGGATATCCATCGTACATTTTATACCAACCTTATCACTAAGTCTTTTATTGAACTCAGTCATATAATCAAAAGCCTGATCCCTGCTTAATGCGTATGTATGATCAAGTAACTGCTTTTGTCTGACCTTGACAAAATAGTTACTGGTGTATAACATCATCAAGACCTTTACTCGCTGGATACGTAGGTCTTGCATGATCTTCCGGTGTAAAAAAGAATCTAGTTGCATAATATAAAGAGTCCCCACCGGGGCCATCACACACCCGACAGGGACCAACTTTTAAATATCTTACTCGTCAGGTGATGGACTGACACCGCAAAGATAAGATGAATAAATTTACCTAGCAAGGATTTTCCGCCTCATTTTCTCCGGATACTACGTTACCGTCGGAAACCAAAGACTTGTCCTCGGCAGCCTTCGCAGGCGAGGCGGGCCCCGATTGGAGGTCAGACGGGTTGACGAACGGGGTCTCCGTATCCTCGAAGAACGTCTCATCCCTCCTAATACTCATTCTGAACTTAGGTGCTATGAAAGGATCGTTGTTAAGATCAATATTAATCGTAACGTCATTCATCAAAATATCCTCCTTAGTCCTAGAATCGCCTATCCATCCTCTTACGTCAGCGGTCATAGGCATCCTGCTAGCCGCTTCCTTGATAGCTTCAAGCCGGTTCTTGATAACATCCACGTCTCCCGCCAGCGGAATCATATATGCCTTATTATCCAACCCTGATCTGGCTATAGCGTTATTAAGATCCATTATATCATCAATACTTACGCCTCCGCCTAGACCCTCCGTAATCCTATCAGCCATCGATCCGATCATGGATGAGAATGACGATATATCCTGATTTTTCAATCTTACGGGGTACAGGTAATTTCTTCCATTTCCTGTCTTTATAGCTACGACCGGGATACGTGAATCTTTATAGTCACCATACTTGTCCCTGACGATAGCCGTACAGAACGGGAATATATTATACTTAATATCATCCCTCATCGTAACCTCCCCATTCTCTATATATCCTACGCTCTCGACTTTACCAACCGTCTCGTTGGTAAAATCATTCTCGGATACCATCAACGTACCATTATCATCACTTACGCTAAAATTAGGTCTTCCCGGCAAAACACTGGTAACTGTACCTACGAACGGTATATCAATCTCGCCAATAACAGATCCTATATTATCCCTATATAACTCAAAGGCCCTACTCCTTAAATCAGCGTTACTTCCTTTTGAATCCGGGTCATTGGCTTTCAGTACCGAGACGAAATTGCCGTCGCTATCCACGATCTTAATAACCATATTATCAACCAGCTCTCGGTAAGCCGACTTAGTCTCATCAGAATTAGGGTCAACGGCGTTAAGACTATTGTATTTATCATACAATTCCTTGGTATATGGATCTGACATATCCATCTTAAACCTTACCATATCACCCTTGCGGAGGCTAGCCGCTGCTTCCTGATTCACCGACTCGTTGTTAGATCCAAACGTATCACCCGTATAATAAGGGACAATAGATCCATCCTGCCCCTTGCGATACACCATGAACCAGTTGGAGGTCGATAAGGCGGTCTGCCGCCCCAATATGACACCAGTAGCGTTCTCGAAAGCCTGAGCGTCATCCTCGCTAATCATCCATCTTGAGTGGTTATCTGACTCTATAACAGTAAATATGTCGGTTCCGTTGGTGAAATCCATCACCCTTCCATTATCAGTATCAGTGGCATCAGATCTTTTAAGCCCAAGACCGTCCATAAACCTGTCAAGTCTCATTCCGCCAACCTCATAATACATGACCCCACCGATCTCTCTCTTCTGGGCCATCAACACCACCGGGTTCTGGGCGGCGTTAACTTCCGTCCTGCCGGTGGATGTCCCGGGTTCGCTCTCTGTGAGGACATCACCCATAGGTATGGATTTATCGTAATCCTTGACAGCTATACTTCCATTATCATACAACCTCATCCATTCCACGAATTGAAGAAGAGGATCATCAGAATAGTTATTGATAATATCAATAGCCTCATTAAGCTTATCCTGATCAATCTCATTGCCATTGTCAGCCTCATTCATAAGATCATTATAAGTCTTTATAGCTTCTTTGATCTGATCCTGATCAAGACCATTGATATTCATATCTACAATATCATCAACAGCGTCCTTGATATTATCATAAATATTATCATGGATCTTCAATCTATCTATTATCGATCTAGCCTTATTGATCCTTGAAATAGGATTATCCCCAAACCCGTTAACTAGACTATCGACACGAGGCTTGTTATTATCATATATCTGTCTCTCCCTAGGAGATAAGACATCCTCATTACCGTTCCATATCTTTATAGCTATATTATTGATTCTATCGTCAGAAGGATTTATGATATCCTCATCATCAGGAACCCTCTCGACTATATTACCTTCATCGGTCTTAATCTCGTTCTCCATAGATCTGGCTATCATATGATTATATGTCTTGAACATAAATGCCTCATCCTCCCCTATAAGACCATCTTGGTAAGCCTTGTCTATAGCTTGGTCGTTGGCGTAAAGATCATTGGCATCAGGATTATCAGTATTCCTGAAATCATACTTGCTATCATCCTCCTCATAAGTCTTACCCCATACGTTCGATAATATCTTCATGAACCCGCGCTCCTGCGCCCGGATGAATCTTCTGTCACGCATACGACGAAGAGACTCGTTTATATTCTTATAAGCCACAAGATTATGACGATACTCACTAAGCAATGCCATAGCCTCCTTATAATTATCAACCCCACGGATAGATACGACGTTCTCAAAATCAGCTATAGTATCATAAGCCGCCATAAGATCAGCGGCACTGATCCTTGAATCATTTCTATTTAAGAACAACTTAGATATATCAGCCTCTGAGTTAATTAACGTAGTTAATTTCCTCTCCAATGCGATCCTATCCTCTGTTAATTTAAGAAGCCTATCATTCTCCTTGACCAACCTAGCCTTATCAGATTCAAGAGCGTCCTTCGACGCGACACTTTGTTGAAGCCTCAAGATATTCTTCTCCATCCTCTGTATATCATCCGTAAGCTTCCTTAATTCTTCAAGATCCCTGCTCGAATCAGGATTAAGACGAGAATATATATCAAGAGCGGGACCTATATCCGTATTGTATATCCTTCTTAACTGATTGGCTATATCGTTCAAATTATCCTTCGCCTCAAGGCCATTATAAGCCATATTGGAGATATAGGCGTTAAACGACCTATTGGATATACCATCGGTAAGGGAGTCGGCGAACCTATTGGCCATGGTAAAATTATCCACCTTCTTATTAAACTCGTTGACAAGATCGGCTTTATACTCATTAACCTGCTCATCCGTCATATTCATATCGGACGCTATATCGCTATTAGGTATAGATTCGACTACCGTCCTGAAATTCTCCTTGGTATCATCCAACATCCCCATCTCCGAATCATAACGGAGACGATTGAATACGGCGTCACTAAAATCCTTATTTATGATCCTACCATCACTCTCGTACGATGTGTCTACGCCAGATAATTGAGCGTTAAGAGCCATACTGCCACGAATAGCACGGACAGCGGCCTCGGTCAAGGCGCCGGCATTGGCGTTGTAGGCCTCCACCATCCCCTTGTTCCGGGACATGTCTTGGCTCCATTCCTTTATACCTCCAAAGGTCTTTCCACCCATAACCGATCCGATAATCATACCGATGCCGATCTCCTTCCAGCCTTGACTAGACCCGTATGTTTCCTTGAACCCGTTCTTTATAGCCTCCATATAACCTATGTTCTGACGGATAGCCATAGGATTGTATCTTGATTCTACCCAATCCTCGGCGGACTTGCTAGCCACTCCCTGAAGACCTTCCTCATAAAGACCTTCTGACACTGGGCGCTTGATAATATTGAACGTATTCCCGGCTATTTTCTGCCATTTCTTTGGCGTTATGGTTCTTAACATACCGTTATCCATCCTCTCAGCCCCTACGCCAAATATATTGCGTTTTATAAACTTATCCACGCCAAGATCCATGCCGAACATATCACCGAACATAGCTATATTGGATAATGACAATATGCCGACGTTGGCGGCGAATACAGCATTAGCGGCATTGGCATTATCAGCCCTGAACTTCATAAGCTCCTCATATGGGACTTCCCTTCCATAAGCGTTACGGTAAGACTGCCTGAAATTCTCCTCAGCCTCCATCAGCATGCTTCTGGCCTCGACAGACGCCTCCCACGAGGTAGATGTGCCAAGGAAAGCGAGGGTGTCCAGTCCCTTGCCTATCCTCCGTCCCGTACGGGCGGCCCTAAGGTAGACGCCGAACGCTTTCTTGGTATCCGAAGCCGCTTTGCCTATCCTAGCCAAAGCCACGCCCGCCCTAGCTCCCGTACGAGCTAAGTTCATCAATCCAGCGCCGGAATATACGGCTGACGATAACATGGCTCCAGCGGTAAAAGCAAGACCGGATAAAAAATCGTTAGACCAGAAATTAGCCGTGGTCATGCTTTGAAGGAAGTTCATGTCCCGCTCCTCTCGATTGTAATAATGAGCAAGACCGTAATCCATCTTCTTGTCCTGATCATCCAACCATCTCGTGAAATCGTTATCAAAAACAGCGTTAAAATTACCTCTGGATACACCGGCGTAAATACCATAAAAAGGCTGAATAACACCACCTAATCCATACAAAGCGGCCTTACCTACAAATTTCCCAAAACCTCTCATCCATTTCTCAGTCCTACCTTGACTCCTAGATAAACGTGTGTCGTTATCTACACCGGGGATATAAGACTCGTATTTAGGTATCCAAGTACCGCTACTAAGTCGATACCTTGAATCCTCCAACGATATCTCCGGACCAGTAAGATTAAACCTGCCCTTATAGCTTTGATCAGAAGCCATATATCCTAATGGGGACATATGTTTCATATCATCATAATAATTTGTCTTAACAGTATTCTTGATCCTCTCCGACAATGACGGTATCTGGGACTTTGATCTCTCGGAAGCGGAATACGGATCCAATACCGGAGGCAGGTCACGATCCGGTATATCATAGGGATCCGTACCAATAGCCTTTATATTATCTACGTTTATGGTAGGATATCTGTACTTCTCGGCAAGATCCTTTCCGTTAGAGGTATTATTATAGATTTCCATTGTTTCCATTATTTCCACTATTTCCGTTATTCCTGTTTCTTATCTCCTGATCAATCATATCAGCTATGGGCGAGATGAAGCTCTCGAAATCATCAGTAGTAGATCTTCCCTCGCTCCTCCAATACACCTCATTCTCCTTGCTAAGTATCTGTTGCCATGCCATGACCAAATAATACTGCGGGCAGAAGTCGATCTTCCTTGCTACCTCATCAGCATAGTTAACGCCATCCAGATCAATTGAATACAACGGGGTATTACCCTCTCTAGCCCCTCCTTTGCTATATATATCAACATTTATCCCAGAAGAACCATTATTATACTTATATCCGGAAGCCCTTAACTCGTACATAGAAGCGTTATCGAACAACACGTCAGTAGCGATCATCATCTGATTCTTCCTGATATTACCGTCATTTATATTCGTAAACATATCTATATAAGGCATTACCGTGTCCTTGGCCCCGCTAGCGTAAGCGAATGGAGCTACCAACAATGACTTAGCCATCTTCCCATAAGCGTTGTTGCTTGAGCTGGCGAAAGATATGGGTACGACACCGGAATCATAGGTCTCGGACGGGATGCTTACATCCTCTTTGTAGAAAGTAAGTCCATTCGCAGCCAGATCAGCCTCGCTTACCTCAACAACAGATCGACCATCACCTCCATTATTGCCAATGATCTGATAATTACCATCACCTATAGGGGATATGGTAAACGTTATCTTCGTATTGGCATTATCCTCATCCTTGGGGATAAAACCGCCACCACGGGTGAACAGGTCACTAATCTTTATATAATCATACTCGGCTTGGCTTTTAGACGGATAATCGCCGGAGAAGATATACTCACGCTCGGCGTACTCATGACGATATTGTCTCAAGTAATCCTCGCCGGCTCGCTTGGCGTCATCAGCCAACCTTCCCAGATCGCCACGACTCCATTTGTGCCTAAACACATCGTATTGTTCTTTCTGCATTTCGTCATACATGGCCTTAGCTACGGCCACATTCCTTTTATTGCCATCAGACAGCCCATCAGTCAGCACCTTTATCATATTACCGTCATCAGAAACATCCATAGGAATAAGAGATAATAAATTAATATCATCCAATGTCAATGACGTACCCATCAAATCATTTATCCTATTCACCAATACAGCCGCCTCTCCAGAATTGACATCCCCTAAAACAATAGGGTTATGGACACCAGGAGTGGCCGCATGAATAAGATCGGTCATTTTAACACTATTACTAAGAATAGAGCTATATGCCGATAATTTAGCCCAATCATTTAATGTTATGTCATTTATCCCATCTATATCAAAAACCTTATCACCATTGCTGTTGATATCTTCAAGATTAAATGTCCCAAATCCGTAACTAACATCTATGCCTGATCCACCAAAAGATTTAGCCTCTTTCTCGACTATAGCGTCAACGCCATCCAAAACAGCGTTCTCCGCCTTATTGAATCCATCATTGATCTTATTATACTTCCCTCTTTGAGTATTTAACCCAAGAAGCTTCAGGTAACTATCCTGACCATTGTAATCAAGCAACTCGTTCCTTGACCCTCCATTGGCCTTGAAATAAGCCATGATAACCTGATCGTTATCCATATCCTTGACCACGTTACTATTCTCAGGATCAGACGCCCATGCGTCGATCTTCCTTCTAGCGTCATCTGATAATGACTTAACGAAATTACCCATGCCGGTAGTTACCGCCTTCTCGTTGGCTATGAACCCGTTCATGAACTCATCGCTTATGCTCACATCGTCAAGGTTTGCGCTCTTGGTAACCACGGTAGGCCCGGTCGTGTCATCACCTCCGCCACCTCCATTCTCCGACTTACCCGATTTGCTGGCTCTCATCAACGCTGCTTTCTCCATGGCTAGATTATGCCTTTTTGTCTCATTAAACTTAGCTCTCTCCATCATCTGCTGATTAGCCTTGAAATAATAATCATCAACACCCAACGTCTCGTATGAGTTATTATAAGACCATCTCAGCCCGACGCCACGAAGGAACTGCTGTCGTACCATGAACATGCCGGCTCGCTCCGGGCTGTAGTTGCTACCGATAACGCCCTCGGCCTCCTCCACGAAATCATTTCTCTGCTTGATAATATCCGCCAGCTCCGACTCCAACTTAGCCCTCTTGGCCTTGTCATTGCCAACGCCCTTTAGCTTGGCTCGTATGGATTCTTCCTTGACACTGAAATCATCAATATACCCTTTAAGGAAATCTGAGGTGCTTTGAACATTAAATAAGTCAGGATTCGTTCTAGCCATATATCTTCCCTCTAATTGCATCTGAGCCTTACCGTTCTCAGATATAGAAGCCATGGCTATATCCCTGACCTGAGCGTAACTCATCTCATCTATATACATCTCACGCATCTCGCCCGTCCTGTTGCCATTGGCATCAGTCACCGGTACATTGACTTTCTTCCCCTTGTTAAGGGAGATGAAATTCTTCATCTTCTCATCAATCTCAGCGTGGTAATCCGTATAAGGGGTATAATGTATAGGATTAAGACGTGTCCCTACCTGACCGTCATTCATCCAAGCCACGGCATCCGCAAAAGCCTCAGCCTCGTTTATAGGACTATACATCTTGGGATTGTTCAGCTTCATATCCTCCATCTTCTCGCTAAAAGCCCGGATCTCCCTAGTACCGGCAATAGCATTCAACACACGGGTATCCAGAGCTTCTCCAAGACGAGCCTGTATGCTTCTGGCTATACCGTCGGAAGCCAAATTAGATTTACGATACACGTTATTCACGTCCTGTATCAGCCCATTTAACCTATTCTGAAGATATTCCCTATCCTGAGGTTTTATAATGTCAGAATTGATAATATAATCAGCATACTCGTTTATAGCCTGCCGATTGGTATCTATCTTCTGCTGCATGTACCCCATCCCCTGCATCATGACATCCATGTTGTAGGGCGATACATACTTGCCGTAATTCCTTAATATACTATATTGTGAAGCCATCCTTTATCCTTTCTTGCCTTTAGTTACTTCCTGAGCAGGATATAATCTCCTATAACTCAATATATCTCCCTGAGGATCAGCGATTAATTGTCCATTAGGACCAATCTTTACATCCCCGAATATAGACCTTAATGTATTCATGGTCGTAGCCGTATTCCACTTCTGCTGGATCTCGTCATTTACGCTATCGAAATACCTAGCCCAGTTCTCGTCAGTATTAGCCAAAGCCTGTAATATCCGACTTTGATAACCCTGACGTTGAGCTATATTCTTATTATACGTATCAGTCCAAGTCCGGGCGTTTACATTATCAGCCCAAGTCCTTTGAGCCACGTTCCCTTGTTCTACTTCATTAATGTATCTACCTATATTGGAACTCATGATAGCCTGTAAGTTGGACGACAAAGCCCCTCTCTGGGAATCCGGAACATTACCCATCTGATCCAATTGCGATTGGAAAGCACGATTAGCCTCAACCATATACTGATCAGCCGATCTCAACACTGGATCCACGGTAGGAGCGTAATGTCTTTCCAGACCTTCCGTTGTCACGGCTCCCGGGGTCATCCTGAACACCTCAGGGAAGTCAAGGCCACCACCCACTATATTCCTGTTCCCGTTACCATTATTAGTCTTACCGGTGTTAGTACCGGCATTTGTATTGGTCTTAGGGAGTGTATTAGGATCAATCAGCTCAGGCATTTCCAGCTTAATATTAGGTTCCTCCACATCACCTATATCCATAGGACCGGGAGCCACCTTATGAGGATCAAGTATAAAATCAAGACCTTCCATTCCTTTCATGGATCTCAATGCCTGCATCTTAAGCATATCCTCGCCAAGTATCTTATTAACGACATCCTTGTTCTTGTCAGAGAATAGTTGGCTAAAATGAGTGATACCAGCGTCGTTAAGAGCTTTATGCTGTTCCTCTGTAACAACATCCAGACCGATCATAGGACGAGATGAGGAATATTGACCAAACTTATTGTCTCTCATCCTATCATGATATGAGGCTTTCTTATCTTCCGGGTAATTACCTTGGCTATCCTCGCCTCCAAAGGAAACGAGTGTCGTATAATCCCGAAGCGCCTCTGCGTTGGCGATGATCGGGTTCTCCGCCGTGGCCAAGCCCATCCACCCACCAGTAGTGCTGTATATAGCATCCTGAAGAGCCTTGGCGGCAGTAGCCTTCGGAGCGCTCATATAAGCATCATAAGCCAAAGGCATGAACGTCTTATAATACTCCAGTCTCTCATCGGTATTAATACCGCCATAAGAGCCATCCTGACCTTGACGCTGATACCCAAACGTGTTATCCTTATTATTATACTTGTTCTCTACGGGACGGAAAGTAAGTAGATAATCGAATAAAGAACTACCACCTTTCTCCATCTTCTGGCGAATACCAGCCACTTTCTTAAGCAGCTCTTTCTTGGCCTCAGCTATATCCTCCTCCGTAAGACCGTATTCTTTCATGGATCTGGATATGATGTTATCTATCTCACCACCCTTAGCGAAATACGTATCCTCATCCTTCTTCATCTTCCGGTCTTCCTGCTCCTTGTATATGACGTTAGCGAAGTCCGTAAATCTTCCCTCTAATCCATTAACGATATCGTTGCTATCATTTATAGCCTTTGACAATACGGAGGCGTTTAAACGCCTTGTATTCTCATCATCTATCTTATTATTTTTCTCCAGCTTCTCCAATGCCTTCTTCTGGTCATCGTAAGCCGATTTAAGACCGATCTTAGCCTTATACCTGTCCATTAACGTAGCATACGTATCCTTAGGCGTGGCTTTGATCCCATACGTATCTCTGATGTATTTAGCGAAATCCGGCTCTATGGTTGTGTCGTCGGTAATAACCTTCGTTCCCTGCTCCAAGGAAACGGGGGTTCCACCATCGGCGTGCTTCTGCCCCATAGCCTCCATCGGCGCCTCTCCGGGCTGCGTCACGTACTCACCCTTCTCGACCTCTACGTTGGCTTGATCTTCCATCGACTTAGGTAACGGATACAGGTACTCACCGGTAAGGCTTCCGCTATCGAACCTATTATTAGGTCCTAGATAAACACCCCCACCATCCTTGTACTGCATCTGGGATTGCCTTCTTTGTCTGGCCTCACGCTCCTGAGCTAACCTGATATTGGTACGAGTACCTTTCTCTGACGCTATCCCAGAAACCACGTTACGAGCCAACCCCATGATACCACTAATTCCTGAGGCTATGGTGGTTATCGTATTAGCTGTTTTAGCCCCAGTGGATAAATCACCATATCCCTCGCTTCTCATACGCCCTATACCACGACCCATCTGAGTGAATCTAGACCCTATATCATCAGCGCCATAGTAGGGGATGGTGGTAAAATCAAAAACATCCGTCTCGCCTGAACCGGTCTTAGACTTATCAACATCGTTAACAGTTATGTTATTAAGCGTAATACCATTGTCCTGATAATTCTCAGCTATACGCTGTAAACTACCCTTGAAGCTAGCCGGAAACACATTATCCTGATCAAAAGCATTAGCGTATTTAGTCCTCAACTGATCTGGAGTATCCAAAGAATATATCCCTAGCGGATTGACCGGCGCGGGTAATCCTTGGTTGGTATTCACCAAAGGTTCTATACCTAACCCTTGTATACCGTCCATATTACCAAGCATATACGACCCGACTTCCCCGGCCTCTTGATATTTAGGTATCTTCCTCTTGATTACGTATTTGCTCATGTCTAATTAATTTCGTTCTGACACAAAGATAATTTAAAAAAACAGAGACTCATCATTTCACAACGATGAGTCTCTCAGCAAATGCTATTATTATGTACAGAATTAAATTCTTTTTATGAATAATGATCCTATAGCCTTAACCAAATCATAGAAACCGGCAGAACTGAGACCTACAGCCACTCCATATAATAGAGCCTCCCACCATTCACTCCCTATAAGCAATGGAGACACCTTTAGTAGCCACGCTAATATACAAACCAGCATACCTATGACTACGGCGGATAGGACTTTAGCCCACTTATGGGTGTCAATATACGGCACTACCTTGGCTAGTTGGGTAGCTGACATCGTGACAAAAGCCATGATGCCGGTAAAGGTAGTTAGATCAATGGTGATAGTCCCTTCTGATGGGATTACCTCTTGCGCCATCAAAGCGAACGGCGTCAATAACATAGCAAATAAAAATAACAATCTTTTCATATCTAAAACGTTTAATTACTTCGCAAATATAACACTAAACTGATTAGATATATAAATATTTATTGGAATATAGATATACGACAATATCCAGAGCCTATATGTCCCTTTCCTAAATCATATAATCCACCCAAAGGATTAGGCATTTTTTCTAATTCCCCTTTCACATCTGTCCATACGAACCCGTTCCCATCTATCATCTTAGTGTTAGTAAATACATATTTATCATATTTCACGCATCCCGGATGACCGGATATATACGAGGACCCTCCACCACCAGCTTGAATAGCGTTCGACGATATCCCGCCGCTTGGTCCTCCATAAAAGCCTCCTCCTCCACCAGAGGAATACGAAACGCCATCAAAGCCACATCCTCCTCCCACTCCTAATAGACCTCTATTTCCGTTAGTTAAATTATTGTCGGAGTTAGATCCTCCCGCTACTTGGGATGCAGGAGTTCCCTTGGCATAGCCCCCCAGATACGCCTTCAACCCTCCCGCTGATCCTCCATGCCCAATAAAATAATACTCACATCCTCCACCGCCTCCCCCGGCTACCATAATACGGGTCTTTAAAGAATCTACGTTTAGAGGATCGCTATTGTTGGACAACCTCAAATCTGTAGCTCCGCCCCCGGCTCCCTCATAGATATACCTTCCAGCGCTCTCATTAGTCATTGAATGCCCTGAACCTCCTCCATTATAATTATATTTTACAACATTACTCGTCTGCTTAAGTCCACCATTTCCACAATACACATAAATGATATCACCACCAACTAACTTGATAAATCCAGCCACATATCCACCATACCCAGGGTCATTAGATCTGGTAAACCTATCTTCGCTATCATTGTAACCATAATTACCTTGACCACCCCAGCACTCAACATAATAATACGCCGACTTTGGAGCCACAAATGTATGGTAATTATTACTATTATAAGTGTATGTATACAATACATCCAAGCTTTTGGGGCCTGTCATTACACGTCTTCTCATAACATACCTCCCCTTAGATATTTTACTAACAATGCCATAACCATCCTCCTATCATCAGCCATAGCATCTACCCATCTATTCTCCCATCCTAAACTACTAGGGGTGGGGGGGGTAAAACAAGCCCCCTTAAATAACATATCAAATAAAAACAACAACTTATTCATAACAAATTATTTATCATTAAAATACTAACTATTATTTCTACTCACACCTTTTATGTTAAGGCTTAACCCCGGTATCATATTAAGAACCAACCGCCTTTTTGCCTGTTCCCTACGCATACGCTCGGCCTCCGCTATCTGCGCCTCCGATTGAGGATCATTCTTAATATTATTGGCGATGTCCTCTATAGCTTTCTCGTTAGCGCCGGATTGAGCTAGCATCTTATATAACAGGTCTTGGCCTTCCTTCTCCCACCAAATATCCATAGATGGGCGAGAAGCCAAAGAAGGATCGGCAGGGGCTACCGTCTCAGGTACGGGCTGCTGACCTCCGTCCCCCGTGCCCGAATCCCGCTGTCCGAACTCGTATCTCATTGGCTCGTTCTCCGGGACACCATACCTATTAGCGAACATATCAGCGAACTCAAATCTCTTCTCATTTCTTAAGGTCGATCCAAGAGGCCTACCGTATCCTTGATTCCATGCCACGGTAGCGTCCTTGTAGTTGACGGCGTTATCGAAATCGGATTTAGAATACATATAGTAATTATATACATTACCTTGAGCGTCCTTGTCAAAAAACTTTCCTTGATTGATGTAATTCCAACCTAACCCCGGGACCTTGCCTTGATACTCATCCACGAGATAATCCAACTGCTGTGTCAATGTCGGTTTCTTCCCATACCTGCGCTGTAGCTCCTTCTTCCTCGGTCCAAGCCATTGTTGGATGCCAAAATCACCGGCGGCGCCTAGGGCTTCGGTGTCCCCTCCGGACTCGGCGGCGATGTTCGACAGGATACCGATGGCTTGTGTTTGTGGTATTCCCTTCTTATCAGTCAGATAATCCCATATCTCATCATACACAGCCATCTTATTATCCTCTGATCTGTTTGGATCAATAACATATTTACCAGACCCGTAATCTCGCCCTGTATCAACCGGCCCTCCATCTTCCTTATTCTCTAACTTATTCTTAGACATAATAGCGTTACGGACAAGAGCCTCCTTCCCGCTTTCCGGGAGAGGACTATAATCCTTAAACGAACCTCTCTCATCAAACTTATTACCTATAGCATCCAGCGTCTTGGTAGCTATATTGACAGGAAACTCTTGATCATCGCTATAAAAATCATACACGTCGTAAACACCTAACCTCCCATCCGGACGCCTATAAATTGTAAAATTGCCAAACCCTGATAACGGGGTAAGCTCACCAGCAGCTTCGGGATAAAAATCGTACTCAGAAAAAACCGTAGGCTTACCAGATCTTACAGAATTACGATTCTTCTCAAAAATATCTACCCACTCTCTTGACTTCTTTAAGAACTCCAATTTACCATAAAGCTCATCTGATGCCGGTGTATCAGAACCATATATTTCTTGCTCCGTATCACGAATCTTCTTATCTAACCTCTTTATCTCATCCTTAGTGTCACGATTGAACATCTTCTCAATATCAGTAATGACATTATCAGGAATCCGTATCTCCTTATTATTGCCATCTAGATTATTAGGTTGAGATAAAAATCTCGCCCATAGTTGATCGCTATATTCATCAACGTTAGCCTTCCCGTTTCTGCCATATATAAACTCATTGACCTTGTCAGGAAGGCTAGCATTTGAAGCCACCACATCGGGGGTGACATTCTCGTACAATCTTCTTCTTATGGCATTACCTAAGATATCTTTTAAATACGAAGCCTTATCAGATACATCCTGTCTTACATACAACGGATCATCACCAATAGGCCCACCATCCTTATATTTAACCTTGAAATCAAAATTGCCAATATATTTCTTTACATTATTGATATAATCATTATCATCAGGAGAAGCCTTGCCGTTATTCAATAACCTTCCCTTACCCATCCATTTATAAAGCAAGGCGTCGAATTTGTCTATATCATTACCTTTATTATCCTTAAAGCCACGACCGACAACCTCATTCTTGTATATAGACGCCAAACGCAACATGGTAGCTATACCTGAATTATATGGCTTTAGGATATTCTCCTTATCTATACCAAACTTATTATATATCTTCTTTGTCTCATCATTATCACCTTCTATCTTTATCTGTGTTATACCCTTCGAGTTATAAGACCTGTCATTCCATCCGTTACCATTTAACAACGACCTGAATCTCTTGGCTATATCAACGCCTTGATCACCGATAGCTTGTTTCCCTATATATCTTGCGGATACACCAAACTTAGTCTCCTGCTCGGCGATACCCATGGCAAGCATAGCCATCCTATCATAAGTGTAGCTATCGATATCGAACTCACTCATGATACGTTCCTTGTTATATGATATAGCGTCGCTATATTCCTTTATATTGCCCAGCTTATCCATTTTGGCTATATTATCAATGGCTGATATAACACCAAGGAAAGCGTTGCTAGAATTGACGCCATTCTTTGAGTCATAAGCGTTATAAATCCATTTAGGCAAGATATCAGGAGATATATCACTATTTTTTACGCTTATATTCAATGGCCTAAAATCCTTGTTTATATGAACATTATAATCATCCCAAAGTCTCTTCTCACCGGAATCCTCGCCATAAGGGTTATCCGCTATATAATTAAGCGACCCCTCACGAACGACAAACCTACTTCCCTCTTTCTCCGGAAGTGTATAAATAAAATCACCCTTCTTTATAAAATTATACAGCTCATTCCCCGTATTCCCAAGAAGCCTGATACACCCATTAGATCCTCTTCCAGCAGAAGCCTCATGATGCATAGATGACGATATATCATGATCCCACTTGCCTGTCTTAGGATCAAACCTGGCTCTCTGGAACGATTTCTGGCCATGATACTCGCCTATACCTGACACTCTTGTTATGCCGGCCGGAGTAGACATATTTCCAGCTCCGGCGATAAGTTTTTTATCCTTCGTCGTCTTGGTATAGGTATTATAATCATCGCCAGAAGCACCTACACCTATATTATTAGTGCTATAAAGAATATCCCCGCTCGGTGAATAAACCGTTAGTTTTTTATTCTTCTTATCTACAATAGCATAATTAGATTTATGATCGACGCTCTTGATTATATCCTCATCGCTCATCTTATTGATCTCAGCCTCCCTGGATATTATATCCATCAAATCATGATCCTCTTTCTCTATTGACAGCGATGGGTCTGAAACCTTTATCTTATCACCTATCTGTATCTTGTTGATATCAGGGATATCCCTATTCCACGATACAATATCGTCTAAAGATAATCCCAATCTTTTGGCTATACTCCAAAGAGTATCGCCTTTAGATACGGTATACATCTCTCCTCCATCAGCTTTCCGTTCAATCTTCTCTCCCCATAACCCATATTTCTCCCTAGGCCATATGCCGTCTATGGCATCCACATAACCAACGGGGTGCTCCCCGTCCAGACGCCGGTCCCGTCGCTCGTCCGCTGGGTACAGGGCGTTGGCCAACGGCTGCGTGATATGACCCAACCTCTTATCCTTGGAACTCGACATAGCATCCACCACAGTCCGATATACAGGTCTTAATTTCTCAGGTAAATATAGCCCCGCCTCATCAACCAACTCGCCGATCTTCTTATTTATACCCCTGATACTGAAATTATAATTACCCATGCCATTATTCAACGGGGACAACGCACCTCTTATCCCATTCATGCCTTTAACTGCGGCTCCTCCGCTAAGGATATCAAACTCCGGGGACACGTTTCTCAAAGGACTATCATCCATACCCCTGAAATACATAGGACGCTCGCCTCTTACGACACGATCAAGATCCTCCTTATATAAATCCCTTATCCACGATGGGATTTCCTCCGGTTTATTCTTCTTAGACATATATTACGTTTTTCACAAAGATAACCATAATATCACAAGCCTAAAAACACGAAACGGGTACATAATAAATCATGTACCCGTTTATACGCTAATGCATGTGATAAGCAGCCAAGGCTCCTTTAGCTTTCGCCTTAGACTTGTACTTAGCCGGCCATAATTTACCGGTCTTGTTACTGACCACTCGCCAATCACTCCCTACTTTCTTGATACATCCTGATTTCGGGCATTTGCCCTTCTTTTTACTGCTAGTTTTCCCTGCTGCCATAACATCAAATATTTAAAGGTATATAATCACCTCAATAAACTTTCTCATCGTTGCTAAACCAACGTACTATCATCTTGAACCGACTCTCAATGTCATTCACGAACCTAGCCAAGAACCAATCGCCACGAAGACGATCACGCCACCTCCGATGATAATCGACAGCCCTGGGGTCGATCTCCCGGCCAATGTCATTCACATCCTTAACCCATATCGGAAGATTGTTCGTATCGTCTTTGACCTCGTTAAAATAGTCATTTATATTTATCTTCTGATCAACCTCCGTCACCAGTATCTCACGGCTATCATCATTGGTTATAGGATACCTTAACCGCTGGCTCATATCGTTCTTGTCGGCGATAACCATCCGAAGCTCACCGCTGTTGTTGGTATCATTATAAAACCATGCCTTATTAAATCCAGTAGTCCTAAGGATTTGGTAATTAACCTCATCCTGATATCTTCTGGCATCCATCCGATATTGGTAGTTGGTGAGGATCTTATTCACGTACTGCTCACGTACCGGAACCTCTATAACAAACGGATATAGCTTACCATAAAATACTTGATACGATTGGTTGGTCAAACCATGAGACCATAAACCTATCTCCTGACTTTCACTTGAGTAGTTCTTTCCGGACTGGAAATAATGCTGGTGCTCGATATAATAATCAGGGGTGTAGGATAAATATGATTTCCACTCACCCTTCAGGCAGTTATATCCAACGGTGAACGAGACGTCCGTGAAATGGCTGGCGTCCTGCAACTCCACCGCCTGTCCGTTCCTGTAGAACCGGCCGCCACGGAATTGGTACTCGCTCGGATTCCCTACCGGTATATAATCTTTCTTGGTTATTAGAACCCTCTTGAACCGATTATCCCAGCCCATGGATAGCCCTATACCAAAGAACTTGTTATCGATATCATAATAAGACAACTCAGCGTCCGTATCAGCGTTATATATCCGGCTACGGATGATCTTCATCTGAAGATGCTCCTTAAACCAGTTTCTAAGCCCCGGTGTGACCTCCGTAAGATTCCTACCATTAGAATCTACCTTAAACACCTGACCACGCCTTAAATCGACCCAAAAATGCCCAAACTCGCAACTGATCATATCCCGACTCTGGGTCCCGGAATATCCTAACGTCGTATTATTATACTCAATGCCACGAGAGGCGAAAAGCCCACCTGTCCCTAGCTCGCTATTCTCCGGGGATATTCTTTCTGCCAGCACGTCTATAGCGTTATATAGTCCTACCTGATTCTCGAAGCGAGCTAGTATTTGATCCGACTCTATTCCCTTCATGCTTATAAGCTTTCCGAACGAGGTCTTGAACTCATGGTAATCCATAGGCTTGTACGACAGCCAAGGATCGGTCATGCCGTTCTCCGACACGTCGGCGGTGCTCCATATGACGCCGTTGGGTCTTTGGTAAGCGCAGTCCCAAAAATTGCTATCATACGTCTCTGGTAATGACCTGCCACCTAACGTAAATCGATTCTTATACACAGGACTCATCTTAAACACATTACCCCTTGATATAGGGACATTACGCTCCTGAGTCCATGATATATAATCCCCCACCTCCGGATAGAACCCCTCGTAAGGCTCAGGACCGGCTATACGGAAATTGCAATTGATCTCAGACTCCACAAGAAACTGAGGTATGCCATAGAAATATAGGAAGAAACGACCGCTAAGATACATATCTCCGGTCTTGCAAACCATCTCATAAGCGCTCTTCCGGCTAGGGAAAGAGTATAGCGATCCGGTATCCGTATCGGTCTTGTTAAGATAATCCTCCCCAGTATCGTAATTGACGAAATAACGGGGATACCCGATGTTTCGATAATCGTAATAAGGGAATGGTATCATGTCCCCCTGACCAAACTGAGTCAAATAAAACATAGGCATCTTCCTCTTAAGCGAGAATCTTGATATAAATACATCACCTCCAAAAACAGGTTTACGCTTATCCTTATCCATCAACCCGCAACCACCTAACGATACCCACCTGATATCCTCTATCTGCCCGTATTGAGCCGGAGAATATTTCTTTATCCTCATATAGGGGCAGGATACGAAAGATTCACGTGTCATAAAATGAGGCGTCATACCAGCCACCTCATCGTTACGAATATTACACTCATCCTGAATACGGCTGGTATCGTAACTTGAAACCAACTCCGGATATTCAAGCATATACTTATCCATACCAAATGACATGAACAATGAATGCTCACGATCGAGGTTGTTTATGATAATAGGCTTACCGCCTACGGTCTCCCCTTGCGAAGAGATATCTGTTACCGGATATAACCCGCTCTTGATATATTTAGCCGTTGACAATCCACGTAACTCTGACTCCCCTATTTTTTGGTAAAATAAATTATAATGAGCGACAGAAGTATAATAATAAGCATAGTTCCGTCTAGGTCCCCTATCTATCAATGCCGTTAACCACTGATACCTGTACTTGCCTATATCCACCACGGACTGGGCTGTGGCCTTGGCGATACCCGTAGCCAGACGGATAGCCGTCAGCGCTATGCCGACAGGGTTGGCTAAAAAGAACACGCCTCCACCGACATATTGCTGTGAAGCCGACTGATATGTATACTCAGCTATAGCGGATATTAAATTAGCCATAGCCTCCACCGTAGCCAATGATGTTGCCATACTGTAAGCCTTACTCCCTAATATCGTCCATTTAGGGTGATCCTCCACCTCCCTGAATATACCTGAGGATTTACCTAATTGATAACCATCAACAAGGCACTCGGTGGGAGCGTCAGGCTTGTTAAAGGCAATATCAGGACTTAAGAATGAATACCAGATATTACCCTTCCTGTTAAACGGATGCGTTATAAATTTCTCACGATTAATATCCTTATAGATATACATATCATCAGACAAATCGTTGTAAGGGTAATTAGGATAAAGGTTAGCCGATCCGTCGGGATCATCGTACTTAAACATATCATAAGCCAGACCGGTCCCGATAACGCTCTTATCCAACGTCCTATCGCCCCTATACAACTCATATCCTATTATAGAATCTCTTCTAGCCTTATCTATAAGACCGTTCTCTACCGCTATATCCAGAAACTCATTAACGATATCGTCATCAAGCATCACCCCCATAGGATAAATATAGGAGTCAACTCCATATTGACCGGTCAGTTGAGACGGATTACCCATGAAAGGAGCGACAGAGTTATCCGGAAACTTGTAATGACGTATAGGTCTCTGACAAAACGTGGTTGACGTATTGGGGTACTCAGCGTTATCCCCATTACCGGTGAAATAAGACTTACCCCCAACGGATTTAGGAGACCCATAGTATTTCGTCAAAGAATCTATTATATCCTTCCTCTTTGATCCTCCCGATGATATCCCGATCTTGCTTGAATCATACAACTCAAAATTAGCCGGATACTTATTGGCAGACTCCCAATATCCGAAATCACCGTACTGATATGGTCTGGGAGCGCAATCAGCGGGTTTATCTCCACATGAGACACATTTCGCCTCATAGGTAACAAATCTCCTTAATTTCAATTCTTTCGTGAAGAAGAACACGTATTTCACCTCCAGCGGCCGAATGCCAAAACAGAACGGGGCGGGGAAGATGGCGGTGCCGGCCGTATAGAATCCGGCAAGCTCCTTCATGTCCTGCCTCATGGCGAAACCGGTGAAGAACACGCATACCGCAGGCTCGATGCAAACATATATCTTATGGAAAGTAGTCTTGTCATCATTCCAGAACAAGTACTTTGGCATCATAAATATCTTATGATCCACGTAATTCACTATAACACCTTTCTTGGCATCATTAGCCAAAGGATTAGGAGCCACGGTACCTTCCTTGTCCGAGAAAAACGTTATACGAACCTTATTGTATGATGATGAGTCGCCGATCGGATAATTATAGTTACCCATCATCTCTATATACATAATACCGTTATCAGGATCGGATAAACCACTTATGTATTTCTCGTAATCCAACTCCACCCATCTGGCGTATGAGGATACATGTGGATAGAACTTGAAATAAGTCAAGTTACTTCTACCAAACCAATTGGTCTTGGCGTCAATATCATTCTGCACAGACACACGACCTTCCCAGTCAGTAGTTATACCGGTATTAAACTTAGAATTATCACCATCGCCAAAAAGACACATGGCGTTCTCGATACCAAACTGACTCTCATATTGGGGGAAATAAGCCTCCATCGTATCCATTAACTGATCAAGCATCGTCTCCGTATGCTTCTTTCCTTCCCATCCGGGATATTGATACAAATATGTGCACTTACCCAATGACCTACCCCCTTGGAATGTAGGAAGTTGAACATCGTTAATAGTAGGATTCACATGAGGATCACCTACCGAGCACCCATTAGTACATATACCCTCATCATATAACTGCCGGACATTAGACATATCCTGACACAAGACCAAGGCGGAGGAGTCTATATCAGACGGGAATTTGTCCTCATCCTGACCATCCAGCCATTCTTGAACCAGATCTATGATATTCTTGCCTCCACTAGAGTAATTATCAAAATCACACAATACAGAGAATTTCCTTTGTGACTCGGCGTTACTTTGTATTAATGTCGTAGGTTCGGTCTCCACGTAATCACTAGCCAGCTTATACGTAAAATCAATCCTAGAATCCACCAAAGAGTTTTTATCCAATATAGTCCTGGTCTCTATCCTCTCGATATCATCACATCCACTAGGGAAATCGGGAGCCTTTATACCGTCTTGATCCTCTGGCAATGATATAGCAGCGCATAACTCGTCAGTAATACCTACATTAGATTCTATGATATCACACAGGTTCTCTATATTATCAGCGATATAATCAATAGCATCATCTACCGTAACATCTTCCCCCATCGTATTGATAACGAATTGGGTCTCTCCTACCGTGGCATATTCCTGCTCTACATATCTGAGTTGCTTGACATCTAGCTGATTCTTGCATTCTCCTCCAAAATCATCAAATCCCCAAGACGGGTCGTTTATGATCTTTGCCGTATTCTTAAACTGCCAAAGATGACGGCGGCTGTTCCCGGCGCACTGCGGGTTGTTCTCCAGCACCGACGCAGCCGACAGGTCGTCAGAGTTACCGTCCTCATCAACGATAACCTCCATCTCCTCCCTTGTGGCCGGACGAGGGATAAGCGGGAATCTAGCCGTCCTGTATCCTGTATTGGTAAAGAATCTTATACCCAACGGATATACCTCGTCACGCATGAAAGAGGCGTATTTAGAGCAAGCCACACCGTCTTTATACAAATTCTCCGTGGCTATAGATGTCTGCCATTTAACGAAATGACCCAAGAAGTTAACGACCGGTTGAAGATTCCATTCGTTCTCCACGGTCAAGCCGTATTGAAGAAGACGATTCCCGACAGACGTCATGCCTCTGGCTGTCTTATATACCGGTATTTCCTTGGATAACTTCTCCATGGTCGTACGCTCGCTATACTGATCCGTAAGATAATAGATAGTCCTTTCCGTTATCGGATGTATACCTTCTATGAAATACTCAAGAACCGGGCTTTGCTCACCATTAAACCCAACCGTGTTCTGTATAACACCTATCTTATAATGAGATACCTGCTTGTCTATATTGGATACAGTAAGGCGGATACCCATATTGGTTGACTTACCCCATAAACCATCGCGGATAACCATATCTTGACGGTCGAATAACATGATTGGGTTGGTCAATGAGCAATATCCGGTCTTCTCAATCCCGAACTCATCGCACAACGCCACGCAGAACTGGTAGGTCCCGGCACGCAGGCTCCCCCCGAACTCCACGACCTCAGGCTCCACGCACGGGGCCGTCAGCAACGGGAACACCAGCAGCTTCTCGCAGGCCAGCCTACACCTCTCTATTGGCTTGTCATCCCCACATGTCTTATACCCATGGTAATGATACCAAAAATCACCATCATCATCCGGATTAAGAGCCTTATCGACCATAACATATCGCTGGGGATTATATCCATCGGTCCAGTATATCACCTTCCCGCATTTCTCGTCCTTGATCTCTATGTCGAATATCGGGTGATGGATGGAGAAGTTAAGACAAGGATCATCAACCCCGTCCTCTATCAGGACCTCCATCAAATCACATATCTCATCAAAACGACCATCCGACTCCTCAAGCCTCTCGCCAAGGATACGATGGATGTCCTTTCCCGATCCAGCCAATTGATCCTCAACGGTCTTGATATAATCCAATGACCGCATGAACGTGATCTTAGACGTATTATCATCCGGATTAGATAGAAAGAAATAAGTGTTATCACCAGCTATATCATTCTTATACCCAATAACCTTATAGCCATCGAATCGCTTACATAAAAGGGTACTAGGCTCGTTCTGGATCTTTAGCTGGCTTCCATCGTCACCCTCTATGGTAGCGTTCAAGGCGAAACTATATTCAGACGGGGATAGATCCTGTGGATGCTTATCCCTGTTCATCCCGGAGTCGGGAACCGCTATGTTAGAATTGTTCTGCACGATGTTATGTTTTTCGCAAAGATAACAAATCCGACGGATAATCACTTACACGCCGGATTTTAACAAAAACTGTACGTATTATGCTAAAACATTCAAATCACGCGAATATAAAAAAATCCTCCTAACTTTCACAAGTCAGGAGGAAGACTAAACACTTAAAACGTCTCGTGGTAAAGCACAAAAACATAATAATTACGAATTTCCACCCATGTAGTTCGATTGCTTATCGGCATCCTCTACAGATATGTAAAAGAAACCGTTAGTCACGTATCTCTCATTGACATCCACAAAATCAGTAGATCCTTTGTCCACTCCTTTCTTCGATCCCTCATCACACACAGCTACCAGACTATTAAAGTCATTGGAATAACCAACGACAACACCATGTATGTCACGATTCCGAGGATCGAATACGTACCTCATCTTACATCTGTCATAAGCTAACTCTAAAGAGCTTTTGCTTAACCTCTCATCTAATCCAGCACCCGCTACCAAGGCCAAAACGCTCTTTGATATGTCACTCATGGTGGTATCCTTGGCCGGAGCCTTAGGCATAGAAACGCCTTCCATGACAAAATCCAACGCCTTATCTACAAGACCATCGAAATCATCATCTCTTATATAATCCTTAAGTACCTCCAGTATATATAACCGGACATGGAGTTCGTTATTTACATCATTCAATGTGACCATAATACTAGTTTTCGGCAAAGCTAGATTATTCCTGCGCAATAAAAGATCAAATATGTCATAAGTAAAGGACTAAAAAACAAAAAAAACTCCCCCATCCTCACGGACGAGAGAGCTGATAGATATTTGTATTATGAAAAAGAATAATTACTCACCTATTCTTACAATACAGTCACGAGACCCCTTGTTGTAGATCATCGTGCCTACCTTAGAATACAAGGTCTTTATATTTTGCCAATTATCCTCACCATGGGCGGATACGTTAGTGGGAGCGTCACCGGTATAAACCTCCTCGCCTCCGATATTGACAAAATCATATCCACGTTTCTCCATAGAACCGCCCTTATATGCCGTGAACCTGATAGTGACATTACCTTTCTCACGACCACCATACCAGTTACCGTATATACTGCACCTGATCTCAAGAGGTAATTTATCGTAATTATCACCATCCAACAACGGCCCCATCTGGATTAAGGCAGCCTCATTACCTGATTCCATGTTATCACCGCCATGGATAAGATAATCACCTACCCGTTCCTGCGTGGTCTGATACTGTTTACTCCAACCAACCAGCTTGCCGTCAACATCCGGGAGGCCGGTGTTATCGAAACCGGTAGCCGTGTCAAAGTCAATGCCGTCCTCGTCAGCCCAGATATACCTAAGCACAAGGTAATCGAACTCCGGGATGATCACCACCGGGACGGACTCCTGCCTGCACACGAACGTCTTCTCCTCCTTGGTTCCCTCTTTTATAACCTTGTACGTTACCTGACGTATCTCGCCAGTCTCATTAATATCAGCGGTAACTTTAACCTCAGCGGGACCAGTACCACTTGTCTTATCTAAATGTATCCAATCATTTTTCTTTGCCATATTATCTTTTTTTCTTTTTAAAAAAACGTATATTCGCGTCATAATCGCGGGGTGGAGAAGAGGTATCTCATTAGGCTCATAACCTAAAGATCGAGGGTTCGATTCCCTCCCCCGCAACTAAATAAATTTGATATACTTATCAAAAGCATTAGACCACATCCGCTCATAAGACAACATTCTTCTCCTATTATCCTCAGCCAACTCCCGATAATCATTTAACGTGATCATCGACATCTTAAGCTCCTTCATAGCCCTAGCGAACTTACCCGGCTCCTGCTGAGCATATAATTTATAAGCGTCACCAGCGCCTTGTATCAAGCCATTCACGGCGGCATTCTCGAAGATCTTCATCTTGATATACGTCTCGACATAATCCTCAAGATAACCTAACGCCGTTTCTGGTATATACGGAAGACCGTCATCGTCCTTAGGCGTAGCACGATATATGATATAAATAAATCCATCAAACCCGGTATACATAATATTGCCGGATATAGTTATATCATAATTATCCCAATCGTACTTATCCCGATACTTGTCGGCGGCGCAATCACGCCTCAGTCCTCGACCTATAGACAGCCTTACGGGATGATGGTAATGAAATCGAACCTCGTGAGACCCGATATATATCCTCTCCGTGATCGTCTTCTCAAACTCCTCCTTACAGCACTCGGTGCAGGAGTTCCAACGGAAACCGCGCTCGGTGCGCTCGACCCAGCCGATCTCGTGTTGGAGGTCAGCCTTGGCCTTGTCGCCGCCCGGAATCTCACAGACAAGAGGCTCACACCTATAGGCATCAAGCATGTCGAAAAAATCAGAAGGCAATACCGCCTGTTTGTTGCTGGTCTTGACAACCGCCTCGGACATGACCGCTATAACACCCCCGAACCTTTTCAAGGCGATCTCAGCCCATCTATAAACAGACGAGGTATCTATAGCCCCGCTATCATCGTATTTATGTAAATCGGCCTTGATCTCGGCCAACAACCCTTTTATAGTCATATTCAAGTCTTTTGCACAAAGATATGTATTTGAATCCGTGATACAAAAAAAATCCAGTCTACCCTCACGGGCTAACTGGATCACAAAAAAACTTCTACAGCTTGTAAACCCATTTAACTCCAAATACCTTACTCTCCGACTCAACCTCCCGATACAAGAACTTATATCTCCTACCTGATTCCATAGCCAACCTACATTCCTTATTCAAGGCCGGAGAGATATATAGATGAAAATACTTATTCCTAGGCATAAAATCCATACACGTATGGACGTAAGAATATCCACCCGTCCCACGCCTATTAATAGTACCGGTAAGTTTATTCAGATATATCTTGCGGTTAGGATTAATCTTATGACATAGATAACCGATGTTGTTTATATAAACCCCTCCCTCATCCTCCAGATACCTATCACGTATGACTTTCCAGATCAACGACTGGCACTCAAGGATATCATTCTTATCCACGATCGTATGCTTCCTCCTTTTCCCGTTCTTAGACATAATAGATCTATAGAATCGAAGAAAGTATTGATCAAGTATTTTAAATGACTTTGTTTTCATATCACAAATATAACGATTTCATCCTAATACAAGAAATTTATACACAAAAATACACCGCCTGCACCAAGGATGAGGCAAACAGAATAGCCGACAACAACCTACAGTCAGACGGCACCTCTTACGCTAATGGCTTGGCGCAGGCCGATAGATGCGATTGCCTCGAAACATGGAGCGCTTACGCTAGCGGAAGTTTTAATGGACAATGCTTAAGTATATCCGTAAGTTATGATAATCCATGTGGTAAATCTAAAACAGCATCATTTGATGTATATTATACTAGATCTGAACCATCTGGAGATGTAGAATATTTCTCTACCACTAAAACAGTCACCATACCATCCGGATCGGGAACGGTATCAGGCGGAAGTGATTGTGTTAGCAATGCTACAAGCATGTATGTATCTAATCCAAGTCAAGGTGGAGGCTGTTAAAAACAAAAAGGAGAGGTTGATTATCCTCTCCTTTTTATATAAACCTAAGATCTTTTCTCTTAGTATGATTTAATATCCTACTAATATGTCTGGTACTTAATCCCGTTCTTTCCTTTATCTTATCATAGATATAACCCTTGGATACGTAAGCCGACATATCTCCCAGATCTTTTATAATCTTGTCATACATATCGTGCACCTCATTATATCTTATAATAGAGCTGTCTCTCATCCCTCTTTCGCCTATACCGTCAACTATGGCGTCATTGAAACCAAAGAAATTGATTATTGATCTTATTAGATTCATGTTATTGAATTTTTTGTGTTTTCTTATTAATATCCATATCCGGATTCTCGTCCGTAGGAATCTGCAATTTGGTTATCGTCTCTCTTAACGTCTCTGAGACAACATATTCTAGTAGCTTGTCAGGACATATGAAATCATAATCCCATTGAGATGTACATGGCTTATCTTTTTCAGCTCCACATCCCCCTAGCTCTAACGCCGCTTTTCTGTCGAGAGTTATAAGATCAACATTTATAGCCTCTATGTTAATATCTGGTATATAGATATATCCATCATTGACATAATAATAGTACTGATCTATATTCCCGTATTTACGTTCCTTGTTGTTAGCGTATTTTCTTAACGATATGGAGGTAAATATAATATCATCCATGATGTTTGATACTTTGATGATAGCCGGACCTATACGGGTATATATCATATCGGGCAATCTTTTCTTGGATCTCATAAGTATCCTGCATAGTTTAAACTCATCAAAACAACAATCAATTTTCCGAACCCTATCCATCTCCATGCAATTGATATGAGTATACAGTGATTCCTCGCCGAACAAGGTTCCATCAGCATACTTCTGGGCTATATATGATCTTGCCTTTTGTCTTCCTATGGATAATATCCATCTCCTACTGACATGAGCGTCCTTATTGATGGAGTTCATATCATTTATGATTCTAGATACAAATTCTGAATTTTTCATATGCTAAATACTGAGGAGGGGATATACCCCTCCGGTTATTACTTCTTTTTCTTAACCTTGCCTCCACATTTCAGTTGAGGTTTCTTTTTCTCGGAGACCTTGCCTCCATTAGCCATTTTCTTTTTCTTATTGCAAGCCATAACTTAATGTATTAATATTAACGATACAATATTAATGATTTTAATTAATAGATAAACAATGCGCATTGAATAAGCTAAACTCACATCGATTCAGACGGCACCTCTTACGCTAATGGCTTGGCGCAGGCCGATAGATGCGATTGCGTGGAGCCAACAAAGACGTGGAGCGCCAACGCTATGCTGAGTGGTGATCCTTGTAATGGTCTGTCTGGTTCTGTATCTGCATTAAGGTGCTCCTATGAAGTGTCTTACAATAATCAATGTGGATCATCTAAATCAATAACTGTAACTGTTACTGGTAGGAATGATCTTGGACAAACCGTTACGGCTGGAAGTACTACCGTAAGCATACCTACTGGGTCTGGTAAAAAAACCGGTGTCATAGGTTTTGATTCAGGAGTACAATGTGGGTCTATAAGTGTTTCTGGAGGAGGATCTGGAAACTGTTAAGATTCTGATGTATAACAAAAAAAAGGAGAGGCTGATAAGTCTCTCCTTTTTATTAAAAACCATAACAGCAGTGATTGTCAACAATTACCTGAATCATGACCAGAGATTGTTACATCTCCACATACCACTTCTCGGCTAAAATATACACTTCCACTCTTGGTTCCGGATCCTGCGGGAATTGTAAAGCTAGCGCTATTGACCTGCTCTTCTCCGTTTTGTGTATATCCTATACCACTCACAGAACCAGATATAGATCTACCACATTGATTATTATACGTAATCGTAAATCCTCTTGATGTGACAAGTTGTTCATGGCTCATGCAATCATTATTCATAGATACCGACCATGACCACGTCTTTGTTGGCTCCACGCAATCGCATCTATCGGCCTGCGCCAAGCCATTAGCGTAAGAGGTGCCGTCTGACTGTAGGTTGTTGTCGGCTATTCTATTTGCCTCATCCTTGGTGCAGGCGGTATATTTACCAGCGATTTGCTTATAACTGATAGTCTTAGGAGTACAGTTGCTAGGACAGTTCGTAGCCTTGACATTTCCCCATCGGTCATCATTGCCAACCTTAGAAGGACATATCCTAGCATCAACTAAATTTTGTAATGCATCCTTGTACTCTTTATACTTGTTATAAGCTTGTTCACTAGCCAGATTCGATGAAGAAGCACAAAATTCACCAGCGCTAACCACCTTAATAGGGCTATCAGGAACACATACATCACCGCATTCGCCCGAACATCCCTTACATACCTCATTGGTATAGATAGTGTAGTCATGTGGATTACAGCAATGTTTACCACCATTCTGCCAATATCCTGTAGGATCGCACTCGCTAGAATAATGCTCCTCGCTATTACCATTATTACACCTGCTATTATCCATATGATATGTATTATCACACCCGCATCCACAAGATCTCGAATCGGACTCAACCAACTCATCTTGATTTGGGGCTGAAGAGCAAGGATTGGTCTGATTCCTACTCCTACGATAATCGCATCCACTACAATAGTAATTCCAATCATCATAAGATGGGGTATCATCGTCATCGGCGCAATCACCATTCTTATTAGCGTAAGCTTGAGCGGCGGTCTTAGTCGCCGTATCATTCTTGAAAGCGTTTTGAACCTTGCTGTCGGCATCCGCCTGAGATACGGTAGATGTCAACGCTGACAACCCTAAGGCGCTATAAGGAACGGATAGAGCGACACCATGTTTACATGTACCACAATTATCCTTATAAAATGTAGCGCTTCCAGTACCGGTCCATACACAAGTTCCATGTTGGTTAGCGTAATCCTGTCCCTTCTGGTCTAAGATCTGCTCGGCCTTGCTTCTGGCATCAGCCAAAGAAACCTTGCTGGTGATAGGCGTACCGCCGTTGGCTTGCGTGGAGGTCACCGTTATCTTCTGGCCAACCCCGCTTCCGGCGCAATTGTTCCTATAGAAGTCACGGCTTGCCACGTAAGTCCATGTACATCCTCCGTTCTTGTTGGCATAGTTCTGACCATCAGATCCACGAACCGCGTTCTCGGCCTTCTTGTTGGCGTCAGCCAAAGATATGTTGGAGGTGTACGGGTGTCCCGGCAGCTTGTCGCTACTTACGGATACCATGTCGCCCACGCCGCCGTCAGCGCAATTGTTCTTCTGGACCTGACCGGTATAGCTTCCTGTCCAAGTACAAGTACCCTTCGAGTTAGCCACGGCCTGACCCTGAGAGTTCACGGCGGCCAATGCCTTGGCGTTAGCGTCAGCCTGAGATACGCATGACTTGAACTTACCATCAGAGCTAGGAGCCGGATCTGTAACATCATTCTGAGTCACAGTAACAGAGCTTCCAACTCCACCATCCGCACATTGACGGGTAAAGGCCTTGGATGCCGTACCAAACCAGAAACATGTATTATTACCACCAGCTATATACCGCTCTTGATTATCAGGATCAGTATAACAGGTATTGGTATTACGTTGATGTAATTGAGAGATACAGTCCTTACATACGGTCTCTATAGTCTCCCATACCGGTTGCTCGGTCTTCGTATGGCACGTATCATCATAGTTCTTGTTGACGAACGCCTGACCCATTCTATCGATATAGGCCTTAGCCAAAGCGTCTGCCTCTTCCTGAGAACGGGTTGAGGTGAAGAACTGACCCATAAGATCCGGGGTTACGGTGATAGGATCGGCGTACTGACAAGTAGGACACTTAGGAGTGAACTCCTTGCTATAATTACCTACATATATCTTCAGTTCGTCGCAAGTACCACGATCGTTGGCTATAGCCTGACCTTGCGCCTTGACAGCGGCCTTGGCTAGCTCATCGGCGGCGAACTGGCTCTCGTATGAGTAGAACGGACCTCCGGTCACGTCAGCCTCAGTAACGGTAACTGAAGACGGGATAAGACCAGACGGACAATTATTCTTCTCAAACGCCTCGCTATAATGACCGGTGTACTTAGGAGCCTCATGGCAAGTACCACGCTCATCGGCGATCTTCTGACCTTGATTCATGACAGCGGCCATAGCGACTAAGTTAGCCTCATCCTGTGATACACAAGACTGGAACGGATGACCTTCCACCATATCTTGTGTCACGGTGAACGGATTTCCTACCTGATTAGCGCCACAATTGCTCTTCGTGAACTCGAAGCTAGCCTTGCCGGTATACATAGTGGCGTTAGAGCAAGTACCCTTGGTGTTAGCCAAAGCCTGCCCTTGAGCCTGTACGGCGGTCATGGCCATAGCGTCAGCGGCGGTCTGGGAGTCGTTAGACTGGAATGGGTGTCCTTCTACCATATCTTGGGTGATTGTCACCTTAGATCCGATCTTACACTCACCACAGTTGTTTCTCGTGAACTCCAAGGAAGCACGGCCGGTGTACGTACAAAGGGCGTGGATATTGGCAAGGGCCTGTCCTTGGGCGTCAACGGCGGCCTTGGCCTTGTTGTTGGCATCCTCCTGAGATACGGTAGACGTGAACGGATAACCGTCAACCATCCTATCATTTACCGTATAAGTACCACCAGTGCCAGCACCACAATTGTTACGGGTAAACGTACGTGTATAAGTACCGGTATATACAGGCACCTTCTCGCACTTACCTTTCACGTTAGCCACATCCTGACCTTGAGCCTCGACGGCGGCCTTAGCCTTATTGTTGGCGTCTTCCTGAGATACGGTAGACCTGAAATCTCCTGTCACCATAGTCTCATCCACGACAACCTTGGTGCCGTATTGGGTCTCATCACAGTTATTACGAGTGAACTCCTTATTATACCTACCGTAGTAGATCGTCTTCTCCTTACACTCACCTTCTAGGTTGGCTTGTTGCTGGGCGTTAGCCTCAAGATCGGCCTTAGCCTTATTGTCAGCATCCTCCTGAGAGATAATAGAGAAGTACTTACCAGCGGCTACAACATAAGTATAAGGTTGACCGATATGGAACTCATCGCAATTGTTTCTAGTGACTGTCTTCTCCATCCTTACGTTATAGTAGACGTTAGTCTGACAGTCGCCACGCTCGTTGGTGATAGCCTGACCTTGCGCCTCGACAGCGTCCTGCGCCAGCTTGTTGGCGGCATCCTGCGATACCGTAGAAGTGAACGGATATCCAGAACACATCTTCTCGTCCACAGTGAAGTCAACAGGAGTAGAACCCTCAGGGCAGTTGGTTCTCTGGAATACCTTGGAGTACGATCCGGTAAATACCGGTATCTTCTCACAGTTACCCTTGATATTCGCTATATCCTGACCTTGAGCCTCGACAGCAGCCCTTGCTAGGCTATTAGCGTCTTCCTGAGACACGATGGATCTGAAGTCTCCCGTAACCATCGTCTCGTTAACAACCACATCCGTACCGTATTGGGTGGAATCACAATTGTTACGGGTAAAGGTCTTGCTAAACTTACCATAATAGATATTCTCCTTAGGCTTACACTCACCCTCCAAATTGGCTTGTTGTTGACCGTTCTTCTCAATGTCCTCAATAGCCTTCCTATCGGCGTCCTCCTGAGAGATGGAAGATACGTACTTTCCCTCAGGAATGATATAAACATATTCCTGACCGTCACTGAACTTATCGCAATTATTACGTATAAACGTCTTTCTCTGCTCCTCGTTATACCAGATATCAGTTATACACTCACCATGCTCGTTGGCGTATTTCTGACCGTTCAGGGCTATATCCTCCATAGCCTTGGCGTCTGCGTCCTCCTGCGAGATAAACGACTTGTAAGTCCTTTCCTCGACCGTATACAACACCACCGATCCATGCTGGTTGGCCAGACAGTCGTCCTTAGTGAACGGCTGAACCATCTTGATATTATAATAAACGGGCTTGGCGTCCTGAGCTATCATATACTCCTTGACAATATTACCGTCCTTTGACGTTATACGGAACTTAGCCGTACAGATCTGACCGGTATAATTAGCCTTGTATACGATATTAAGCTTATTATCGCCTACCCCATGGCTCTTGTCGTTAATGGCAAAGCAATTACCCTCGACACAATTCTTATCTATTTCCCTTGCCATATTATCCTTCAGTTATTCTCCATGAAACATCATCTCCGGCCTCTACCCTCACGATTTGGGTATCACCATCCTTATTAAGCGTCAACCTTTGCGGATCCACGTTGAAGGGTGGTTCCGGTTCCGGCTCACTACCATCACCGCAAGTGCAACATACCAGCTCGATATCATACTCGGTATTTGACTTGATATCGATGACAACCTGACCGTTCTCACTAGTTACGTTATCAAAGTCATGATCAAGTATGATATAAGGTATATCATTAGGCTGTTGATTGATATTAACAACCTTACCGTTCAAGACAAACATCTCATGATGTTGTTCGTTATCCATATTCTTAGGCATAGCTATGACAAAGCTAGCCTCATACAAATCAGTGGCTCCGGGATCCTCAGGATCGGCATACACTATATATCTGCTATCCTCTTCCGGAACCTTCATGGATAAGCCATTCACGTTCATGGAGACTATATAAGACTTGCTCACCGAGCCACCAAGGGTAAGACAGGAGGCCTTGACCGAGGCGGAGTTAAGCTTGGCGTTGATGACCGCCGTCCCGCCCTCCATATCGAACATGATATTGGTCGGATCCACGCTTACCCGCTCCATGCCCTTCTGGGTTATGGTAGCGAGCTTCGTAACCTTGCCTTTCTCGACCGCTACGTAAGTCTCCCTAGGCAACCTACCCATCCATCCCGGCTCTACCTTAATAGCCACCTTGTCGGGGCCGGTACCGGAAATCTTGTCGTAGGACACCCATGAGGAGCCTTGCTCGATCTTGGCAAGAATATCTTTTAAATTACTAGCCATATCAATCCGCTTGCGTTATAGTCCATTTATCACTCTTGCCGACAATAATCTCAAGGATCTTCTCTCCACCCTCAGGAGGATACTCGAAGTTAGTAGGCTTAATCTCAAATACGCTGGCGCCTCCACAACCAAGATCACAGATCATATCCGGCAACCATCCCTCCTCAAAAAACCGTTCTATAAGCTCCCTGACAGCCTCTGAAAAAGAATCAAGCTCTAACCTGTCTACGGGGAGAGATCCCTTCTTGAGGATCTCACCACATACCCAGCCGTCACAATCGGAAGCCAAGACCGTATCGTACACTCTCTTAGCCATAACAAGAAGTATTTAAAATATTACTATTCAATGTAGTATATACGATATTAACATCAGTGAACTCATCACCCATGCAATATTTCTTCTTAAACTTAACGGACCTACCAGAAACGACATATCCGTCATTAGGGACGATAGTACCACAATAGGTAACGCTGAGCACATTCAACGGCTCGTATCTTAACCTGACAGCCTGAACACCCTTGAACGAGTCACGTTGGATGGACGCCGTGGCACCAGATACGGCAACCAGCTTCCTTACCAGAGACTCGATTACGCTATTCATGCTATCACCGTTCCTGATATCTGCCTCAGGGAACGACTGACCGTCATATATGATATTGGAACTGTAGATACTACACTCGTCCCCAGGTCTATATTCCGGCTTACATGGATTACAATTATTTCTCATATCAAATCAATTTGTTGATCATTCTTCTTAATTCAAGTATCTCAGCATCCCTATCCCGTATAGCCTTTATCATAGCGTTAAGGGTATCGGACATATCGCAATTAGGGGATAATCCCAATGATTCCACACGTACCTTATCACCGGGGTAAATACAATCGGTACTCATGTACGTAGAGCACGGTACTTTCGTGTCGTCTACAGTAGGCCTATATTGTTTTTTGTTGCAACCGTTCATCACCAAACCTCCTCTTCAGTTCCGCTATCCCCGCCGCTATCACCGGCGTTGACAAGCTCGTTTATAATCCTCTTCAAATCCAGAACCTCACGATGGTATAAATCTATCTGCTTATCCCTAGACGCTATAATACGCCTCAATGAGTCTATAACGACAGACATATCAGTACCTTTCTCTATACCATCCGCTACCAACTCATCGCCTGAGTACAAGACGCATTTATCATACAAGGTTATAGGACATCCATAACCAACACAAGGTTCTTCCTGACAATCCCGATCGCAAGGATCACAAGGATCGTTAGGGCATTTGTTAAGAAACCTATCTATCTTAACGCCATGACAACACTCCTCGGGACGCTCCCGTGAATGATCATGGCAACAACCACCTGAATTACACATATGAATAATATTAATGTTTTTAGCAAAGATACTTATTTGGTTTAATAATAAGACAACAAGGCGCATGAAACAATAGGAGGTAGAGACCATAAGCCCCTACCTCCAAACACTAATCTATAAATTATGGAAAAACAAAAAAAGGCATTATCACCAATAACACTGATCTTCTTGATCGATATTATCAATCCATTTCTCGCACTCAAGATTAAGATCAGCATGTTCCTGCCCCTCTACCATCAAGACCTCACGAGCCTTGGCGTTGGCATCCTCAACCGATATCCATGACCTAAACCTGTTGGCTTTGATAGAGTAATATACTTTACCGGACTTATATCCGAACGGACATATCTTCTCGAACCAATCACCGATCTTCGTATTATAGAATACAGGTGAACAACTACCCTCGGCGTTAGCCTTCTCCTGACCTTCTTTCATGAACTTCCTATAGGCTAACGTATCGGCGTCTATCTGGGAGATATCGGATATGACAGCTCCGGCTGGTAATTCATATACAATACCTTCCTTGCCTGATGTGCCAGCCTTACAATCGTTCTTGTAAAACAAGCCACGAAAAGGCTGTGAGGCCCAGTCCTCGCAGCAAGCCCCGACGGAGTTGGCCTCCCCCTGCCCGATCCGTCCAAGCTCCACCCTAGCCTTATCATTGGCATCTTTCTTGGATACGTAAGAGACAAACCTACCTTCCTCTATACATACCTGCTCCTTGGATCCCTTACCGCTTACGCAATTGTTCTTGATAAACTCATCGCATACCTGATCATTATACCATACAGCCGGTATTATGTCGGCATATGTATTGGCGTAGTCCTGACCGTTGGTTTTGATATCATCCTCAGCCTTGCCGTCAGCCTCCTCCTGCGTATCGCCAAAATAGACGTTGGCCGGGACCCGGTAGTCAACAGAGCCGCCCACGTACCCGGCAGGTAGGTTTTTTCTGGTGAACGTCCGTACTATTTCTTTATTGCCGTATATCATCGTAATTCACTTTGTCACAAAGATAAATATTTTACCGATATGAGACACATAACCGTAAATGCAAATACGCAGTTACCTGATTATCAAGTTTTGGGCAAAAATGGAATTAATTATCCCAGTGATTAAACGATTCCGATCCGGCGAACACCCCATAGTCCCTAAACATACCTCCACACAATATGAAATCACTTTTCTTGCTACCATTTATAGACGACAATATATGTTTATAACCTTTGCCTGTTATATAGATAGTCCTAGCATATATAACCTTACCAGATTCGGTGCATATATTCTTATCACGATAATGAGCAAACCCTTTCCTTACAGCATTAGCCGTAATCTCCCAATCTCCATTAACCTTAACCCTTTTGACTATTATCTTTATCTTAACAAGAAAATCTCGTAAACATTTATCGCTTATAATTATATCATTCTGCTCAAGCTTCTTGGCTAAATCCCTTACCAGCAAATCCGACTCTCCAGACATGATAAACGACTCTGAAAATTTTATATCCTCTTTCTTCGACTCAAGAACCTTAGCCATCTCCTCGGCTTTGGCCCTCTCTTCTAACGCCAGCTTCTCGGCGGCTACCCTGCCACGATATTCCTTAGCCCAAGCCTCAGCAGCGGCGGGAGGATCATTAAAATCAGGAATCACGCATTTGCCTGTAGTGAGAAGCTCTTTAATTCTGTCCAAACACCATAACCTAAAATCAACGCTAAGCCACTGAGCGAAATCCAAAGCCAGATCCTCACACATCCATGTGCCAGGATTAACCGTACCCCTGATAATCGTAACAGGCTGAAAATCAGCATTACCATATTTTCTGGTAATGGCATTAATTAACTCATTTACAGAAGATAACGATAAATAATCATTTGGCCTCTTTTTAAACGGCTTCGCCATTTCGGTAGCATTCACATAAGTGATACCGTTCTCTGTTTTGAAAGTTATATCATTACCATTGTAGCTAAATATTGTAGATAATCCGTTTTCGTTGGATTTAGACGCCAAAATCCTACTACTATTATTCATAGAATCATTGGAAATAATTATATTTGCACTCATAATAAATAACCTATGTCCATTACATCGTGAGATATGATGGACATACAAAAATAGCCAATCGAATTGTCTATGACAAATCAATTGGCTATTTTTTATATCTAACACATAAAGATATTTTACAACTTACAAGAGTATCTATCTAACCTACTTATTTAGAAGACTCCTTACAAATTGGATACTTGATTTACAGTAGCTTAACATCTAGCAATCCTCATAAATCAATATCTATACATCTGATTATCACCATCGTCCATTTTTGGACTATGGCTCGTTACTCATTACAAATCTTATCCTCCAAAGCATAAAGAACTTTCGCTACGGTCTTATCGCCACTTACCTTCACGCAAGACTCACCAAGATCCCGGACATCTATAGCCTCCCTGATACGGGTAAGCTCGTCATATATCTCCTCTATCACATCAGAGATCATAACACACTCATCAGAGTCCTTATGCTTTGACCACTCTGGTAGATCACCCTCATAAGGTACGCAAGTGGACGGAGTTATATGTAAACAACTGTATTTTTTCATGCCAGTAACTTATTAACACGTTCCTTTAACGATCTCACCTCATCCGGGCATAACCCGCAATCATTATCACATAATGACCTTTGCAGGCGAATTATCTTGCCCCAATAAGATACATCAGGCTTATTCCCGATCCTGTACCTATGATACCTCATGTATCCACTCCATTGACAAGACAGCCATTCGTCTACGACCTTACATAGATCTATTCTATCAAGGTTTGATATGCTCTGCGCGCCCATCGAGAATCTCCTTTCTCATTTCCTGTACCTCCTCGTCAGGCGGGCATCCATACGGCAGGTTCTTGATCCACTCACGGATCTTTTTCTGCATATTAAGATAAGATACGCCAACGCCATCACCCTTGGTACGAACTTGCTTATATATACTAACCACGTCACGCTCCATGGTCTGCAACGGATCTTGCATAACCATACATCCAGCGGTGCTTCTAGAAGCATATTCCCTATCGCTAACAACGGTAGAAGAAGGACGATTCATCATACTTCTCTCAATCCTTTCTCTCTCGGCCCTTAACGCCTTTTCCTTACAAGTATTACAACCCATAGCTATATTTTTTATTTAACAATCCACGCAATTGGTAGCCATCTCAAGAAGCTCTCCGACACGGTCAATAATCTCATGAGCGGCCTCTATATTGTCCAACCTAACGTTAGCCTCCGCTACGACCATAAGTGTCTCCATCTCCTGTATCTTATTTATAAGATCCTTATCCTTGTCCTCGCATAGGATATCAGTCTTAATCCATAGCCGATCAAGACGCCTGCGTATAAGATCCGTCTTAAGATACTTGCGACTAAAATTGTAAGTGGAAGGGCTACCTATGATCTTGATATCATATATACCGTCTGGGAGGTCAAGGTATTTGACATTACAATCATCGTAATTAAAGCAATTGAGACCTAGTGTTAAACTGGTAAAGGTATTGACCTGATTCTTGCCAAGAAACAACGTAACGGGGTCGGACATGCCCGGCGTAGTGATCTCGATGATCGCCTTCCTATCCTCCAGCAGCCCCCACTCGGACTCATCCAATACCTGAAGCACCTTGGGATCACGTGTCTCTAGCACCTGAAACGACAGCCTAATATCATTCATATTAACCTTCTTATCGTACCGGCACAAGCTATCGTCATAACGGGCTTGCATATCAAGATCCGGGATATCGGTATAATATGTCTTGACCTCATGACCGTTGATAAACACCGATGTTATCTGGCAAACATGAGACCTAGCGACATCGAAAAACACCATCCTTACATTACCCTCATAATCAACTCCTGATGTCGGGTATGTCAATATCTGGGTATTATACTCACCATCGTTACGCCTAGCCACGACAGTAATAACGATAGGTTTTTCTATATCGTAATCATCCATGATAATCCTAGCGGCGAACTTATCATGAATTATCTTCGGTATGATATTGATCTGATTCATTCGTATTTCTTTTTCACAAAGATAACTATAAAGACGAATCTTGAAAAATAGATCCGAAAATAATGATGGACGAATATGTTATCAAAAAAAAATGGATATATTCGCGTCATGGTCGGTTGGATGAGTGGTTTAGTCGGTGGTCTGCAAAACCATATACCTCGGTTCGAATCCGGGACTGACCTCTATGCTATTTGCATATCCTTTAAAAACTAATTAGAGAAGGGGCGGTGAGAGATCATAGCCCTTTTTTTATGATATATAATTACAAAATCTTTGTCTTCTTCAATATATACACCAATACCAACAATATCATCAAGATACCAGCTACTATCCACACTATAGGCCATCTTGATTCCTTCCTATCATCTACGTCCTTAGATTTGATATTTGTCTTATTATCCAGATCCTTTATATCATTCCTTGTCTTATTAACTCCAAGGGAATCGGCTGTCACCGTGCTGTCCCGCCGGCCAATGACAATATGGGCATCTGTCTGCGAGGACACCGGCCGTTCCCCCGTGGCAGGATCAACATCCTTGCCCGTATCGAATTTCCTCTCAGTTATAACGATATCAGCATTAAGATCAGATGTCTTGATCTCTACGATCCTCCGATCCATGGCCTCATCTATCATCGTCTCTATCCTGCTTATTAGCCGGCTATCAATAGACGTGTCGCTAACCTGCCTCCTACTTCCGCAAGAGGACAGGAACAGCGACAGACCTAAACAAAAAACAGCCCTAAGACTTATCCTTAACCTTATCATCAGCAATCTTCTTTATATCGTCAAACATCTCGTCAGGTATGTTTTTAGAGAAGCCAAACATCTTGAATACGTTTATCCTCTTGAATACGGCCTTGAACACTTTCACCAAATAAGCGTCAGCGAAAGCATCCCCTATCGTATTCAAGAAAAGCATCACATATCCAACAAGGGCTATATACACCCCATATTTGGTAACGGTAAGTATCATGCTAGCCTCCTCCTCGATCGGGTATAACGTCTTATATATAACACATAATGTCATTACTATAAAACAAGACAAAGCGAACTCCTTAAGAATATCAGTAAACCTGACCTCCCTAAACCATCTCTTGAAACTAAACCTCCTCCTACGGCTTCGTCGGAGCTTCCAGCCCCTTACGCTTTGCGCTAACCTAGCCAAAAAATTCGCTATTAATACTATAAGTAATACAGTCAATAAATGATGCACTGGCTGGAAGTAAGCCCAACAAGAAGCACCATACGCAAGCGCTATATTCCATAAAGCCCCCACTCGCTCTATCATGTCTTTGTCTTTCATTTTATACCCTATACGCAAAGTTAACCACTATACCGTTAAGTACCTAAAACACCACGGCGTGTATACCGTTCCTCGTATCAAGGCTGTCAAAATGCAACCAACCCACCTTCCCTTCAAGCCGGAAAGGATATGGTAACATATCTTGATGATCCAAAATCAAGCCTCTGGCCTGTTCCGCCGTCATTGACTTGACATCGAAATCCCCAGCCTTACCCAACACATGAGCGGATAGATAAACATCTTTCTTATCCTTAACTATCTGGCAGATGTTGCATCTAAGACCACGTTGGGAAAACTGCCCCTGCTTGTCCCAATTATTACAATACATAGGCTGTTTAATTATATCCCTCCGTAATATAAGAAGATTATGGAGAAACGCTATATCAAGAAACTGCCACGATCTGTCCTTCCACTTATTGTACGTATGAGGACACACCAATTCCACTATATCAAAATACAATCCAAGTTCTTTTATAATATCATTCCTATTCATGTCAAGCTGGTTTTATCGTCCATTTCTGGGCGTAATTATTTTTTAATACATATATCTTCTCCATAGGTGTAGCGGGAGACCCGTTGGACGAGCCTTTCACGAATCCCTCTGGGGCCTGCTCCGTGCCGGAAGGACGCTGGTTTTCGGTTGGATAAACAGCAACATACATGCTTACCGAAAGACTATAGAACTGGTTCCTCTTCCCATCCTTAGCCACGGATGTCATAGTAATCTGATCCCATCCTACAACAAGGTCGTAGAAAGAGTTCACGAAATCATCTGATCTTTTTTGGCTATGAGTGGATGCATTCACGTTAAACCATGTAATAGCCCTCATCTCATAAATATAATCCGGAAGCTTATCCATTCTAAGACTATTGCTATGAGCTGCAACGAAACTAGTAAGATGTTCCAATCCCCTTCCAGACATATTATCATCATTCCAACCCGTCCTCCTTTCTCCATTTACCCAGTCATCTAAAAAATAAAAATCAGTAATATTAGGATTTATCTTATCTACCTCGAAAAAAGGAAGGGTATTTATATCAAAATAATTCCACATATCAGAAGGGCCAGGATGTATTTTCAACGAAGTTAATTTAGGAAGATCATTAAACTCCTTTATATACCTATCCAAATAACATGAAGACAATTCAAGGGTTTGAAGATTTTTCATATTCTTTATATTTCTTATCCCACTAGCCTCTATATCCCTAAGATCAAGCATATTAAACATATTTAAATAATATACCTCTGTCTTACTGGTTATAGCCTCAGGAATTACGGTCATTCTTTGCCCTATATTTTGAAGATCGATATAAATTAACTTTTTGGATCTTGACAACTTGTCTACAGGTATACCGTCATTAACATACATCGTATGGGATACGATCAAAAACTCAAGTCCTGGTATATCCACAATCGGGAAAGCCGTCATCTTACAAACTTGGATATTGGCATAATAAATATCACAAGTAAAATCTATCGACACAGCCCGTTGTACGTCCCTCCTCCCATCAGCGTAAGCATGATTATCTATAGGTACGTATTGCGATCCATCCTCCTTCCTGAACCACCACGTAGTATTGGGATTTTTCCTATGTTGTATTGCCAAAGAACGGAATATAATACAATAATCATCCCGCCCTTGAACCTTGGTCATAGGAAACTGCTCCTTTATTCCATCCCCCCAATCCACATTAGCCATACCGGGCTTTCTGGATCTAAACTCGACAAACGTATTATAAGGATTACCAACGACAGGATCAGGTACATAATTATAATCATCGGTATAATAATTTCTAAGTGCCCTATCCCATGTGGTGAACCACACGAACTTGTTGGATGATGCCTCGTATTTATATAATGTCTTAGCCATTACCTATCTTGTTAAAATATTCTACAATAACATTCCTGTCCAATCCCATAGAATCACACAAATACTCCCCTTCTGGTTGACCCCCAAACGATAATACCTTATCCGTATCATGAGCTAAAACATCTCCATTGCCTACAAAGGTACGCCCATCGTCAAATACAATAAGCTTATATGGCTTATACGACCTCGTGTCAATATCAGAAGATCGTATTGACCTTAACACCGAAGCCTCTGGCGCCATACTAAACCTCCATCCATAATTATTCATAAGCACATAAACCATCTCCATAGGAGTAGACGGAGAGCCATTAGACTGACCCTTTATAAAACCAGAAGGTGCCTGTAATACGCCACTAGGCCTTTTATCAGAAGGGGTGGAAGCCAAATACATACTTAAATACAATCCATAAAACTGATTTCTTTTGCCATCGGAAGCAGAGGAAGACATAGTGAGATAATCGAATCCCATCACCTTCTCATATAATGTCGATATAAACGTATCACATCGCTCTTGGGTTAACAAGTTGAGATACATATAAAAGCTATTCATAGACCTCATCTCATATATATAGTCAGGGAGATTACTTACATCTATTTTACTATGACTATATGAAGCGTTGAGACTATTGATGTTTTCCAGTCCCTTACCGCTCATATACGGATGCCAACTCACGACAGACCCATACCATCTGTTTATATGATCGAAGGTCCTTAAGCTAGGATTTATCTTATCCACCTCATCCATAGCCGGGCATGTATTAGGGTCAAACGATGGCATAGCCACTCCCGGGGATATATATAATTCTCTTAGCTTGCTAAAAGACAGCCATTCCTTAGGATACACCCTCACTCTTCCGCCGGACAATGACAATATCTCCAAATTAGGCCACATGGAAGAAAATTTCCTTATATTGGAAGCTTCGGTATCGCTAAAATCTATAGACATGTCAAAAATCAAGTTCTTCAATTTAGTTAATCTATTCCAATCTTCCGGTATGGATGTCAATGTCCCCACGCCAAATTCTCTTAAACTTATACGCTCTATATTTACCGATCTCTTTATCCTATCCTTTGGGATATCTGTTATGGTACGATTACCAGGGATACTTATAATCAGATTGACAAGGCTAGACATATCAAGTATAGGGAATCCTGTCATCATTATCCTTGCTGTTTGTACAAATGTAATATCATTCGTAAAAGTCATGGCCACGACCCGCTCTTTATCCAGTCCATCAGCATAAGCATGATTAGGCACAGGGATATACTCACCCCCGTCATCCTTATAAAACCACCATGGATGACTATCTGGATTCTTCTTGTAGCTTATATCCCTCCTCCTGAATATTAACCTATATTGCCCATATATAGATTCACCTCTGGCCTTCACGAAAGGGAACTGATCTTTATTCCCGTCCCCCCAATCAACCTCGCACATACCAGGAGTCTTGGAATAAAATTCTATATGCTCATTATAATTATTACCATCCAATATAGGATCTGGGACATCATCAGTAGTATCATTCCTGTTAACGCCCCTAAAAGCGTATTTACCCTTAGTAAAAAATGTTATAGAGCCTTTATTCGTATCCTTACATATTAATTTCATACCTCTCCCTCCTCTATTCTCCTGAAATACTCGACAACCGGTGAACTGTCCAATCCCAGATCGTTACAGATATCTATAGCCTCGTATTTGTCAGCGAAATTATACTTACTCATATTATCATCCAACACATCTCCGCTGAACACGGATACATGGCCGTCCTTTACGCCAAGGACGAACGGGGTAATCCTAGCCTTCCCAGCCCGCCTTGCCCTCGTAAGGGCGGCCTTAGAAGCCGGGGCAGGGGCCAAGACCCATGTCTGCCCGTAGTTATTGGTAAGCACATACACCTTCTCCATAGGCGTCGTAGGATTACCGTTGCTAACACCCTTATCAAACCCCTCAGGGGCTTGATAAACGCCAGATGGTCTCTTGTTGGTAGGAGCTGCGGAAGTATATAAATCTAAGGTGAGTTTATAAAACTGATTCCTATTACCGTCAGAAGCCGTCTGTGACATCGTTATATAACTCCACGACATTATCTTATCATAAAATGTATTTACGAATGTATCAGCCCTCTCCTGCGTATTTATAAATGTACCACCATCACGCAAAGTCCATATCCTAAATTCCCTTACCTCATACAACCAATCTGGGAGATCGTCTACCGGTACCGTGCCTGAATTACAATACGTGCCCTGAATCTTATTCAACTTACCTTCTACTAGATCTTGTTTCCATGAGCTACCACTACCCATAAAAGTAACGCCTGTCTTATCATCTCCAACCTTATCCACCTCATCAAATACAGGTATATTATTCCGATTGCTTATAATGCTTATACCTTTTGCTGGAATAGAATTAAAAGCCGGATCATAAGAAGGGATGTTACACCAGTTGAAGTTAAATTCAGTAAGATTCTTCCATTCAGAGAATCTTCTCCAATTAGAATCAGGATTATCAGCGAAATTAAAAACGAAATTACACCCAAAATACTTCAATCTTTTCATTTTTAAAAACCCCTCCGGCCAATTATCCCAAACACCAGGGTGAGAAAAAGACCCCATCTGTATATTACGAAGATTAACGCTCTTGCTTATCCTGTCATATGGGATATCTCCATTTTTTAAAACGGACCTGACCATAGCCAAATAAGTTATATTAGGTAGATTAACTACAGGAAACTCATGGAGGACAATACCCTCCATATTGAACTCCCCATCGATTACGTTAGAGAACCTCATCGTAACCTCCCTACGCCTGATATCGCTATACTTATGTGGAGGAACCGGTATATACTGAGATCCATCCTCCTTCCTATACCACCATGTAGTATCGTCAGGATTCTTTTTGTACTCAATATCTAAAGACCTGAATACTATCCTATAACTACCGTCAGATATCTTGACCAAAGGGTATTGATCCTTTGTCCCGTCACCCCAATCGATGTCCACGAATCCTGGATTGTTTGCCGAGAACCTGAGATTACGATTAAAAGCATCATAATCTACTATCGGATCAGGCACATAATCAGCATCCTTCCCATTATAACAAGGGAACCTATCCTCGTTAACATAAAACGTCACCGAGGACAGGGCCGTATCATATCCTACTAAAAATCCCATATCAACTAATTGAGGTTATATCATAAGACACCCATTCCTTGTATCCGTTAACCATCTCATATACCTTGTTGATGGTCTTGCATACGACAGCGAATCCGATATCCACGTTAGGGAACTTCTCGTTAAGCTCGTCTATCGTAAGATCCTTGGTTATGCTCTCGTCCCATTTACGCATCTCCTTTACCTCCATAAGGATCGGTTTACCGGTTATGCCTACACTCATGACCCACTCACCCTCACGATTGGCATCCGCCAGATCGGGGAAGATCGTAACGCCAAAAAGATCGGAAAGGGTGAAGTTCTCGCCGGTACGGGTAAAGGATGCCGCCGCCCCCGGTGTAAGAACCACCTCGTTCACGGCCAACAGGCTCGTAAGTTTCTTGGCTCCTCCTGATACCGTGGCGTTAAACACGACAGTAACATTACCGGTAGCGCTATTAACGAACTTGATCTCATCCTTATCGCTATTTATAGCCTGTAACCTAGACCCAGATACGATATTTACGATCTCATAATTCTTGTCGTAAGTGTTCTGTAGCGTCACATTGCCGTATTTAGTATCGATAAGGGTAATCCACTTAGCCTTACCACCTACTATCTCAACAAGCTTATAAAACACGTCATTGCCGTCAGCGTCAACCCATCTAGCTATAGCACCCGGAGCGAAATTAGTCACCTCCCGATCTTGGGTATAACTTACAGTGCTTTCCGTAGGCTTGTTAGCCAAAGTAACGTAAAGACATTGCTCTACATCGGCCTCCATCTTAACTATCCCAGCACCATCGTAATAATAATCAGGTACGTTTTTCTCTCGTATCAACAAGATGGTACCTTCCTTAAGCTTATCGGCGTTAGTTGGATCATCCACGAAAGACTTCATCTGGATATAAGTATCGAAGATAATAGACGTACTCTTATCCTCTATCTTCTGATTGATATCATTGACAATATTATTAATCTCGTCTTTCGTATAATAAGGAGATAAATCAACCTTCGGACCTTCCCGCTCTAAAGCCTGAGTTCCATCCCACCAATAATCAGGTACATCCTGCTCCCTAATCCAGAGGCTGTCACCCACACGGAGCTTAGCCGTGTTCTCCGGGACCGCCAGCCACTCATTCATGGCATCGACCGTATCAAAGATATACGCCGTGTTCTTGCCCTCAGCTATACGTCTTACGACAGCCAACTCGCTCTCGACATCGCTAAGTCTTTCCTTTATATTATTGATCTCTCGCTCTAACTTATCATAATTATCCTCCTGATCTATAGCGTCACCGATGGACATATAAACCTCGTTAGTGAGCTTATTGTAGGTAACACGAGCCACCTTCTCGTAGGATGTCTTATACGTAGATGAACCCTTACTGGTATGACAAACAAAATCATACGTATTTTGATACACCACAGATCCACCGGTATTGATGAAATTATATCCATCTTGGCTCATCGTACCTCCCTTGTATCCAACAAGTTCAAAAGAACATTTACCCGTACCTTTAGATCCAAACCATGTAGCGTAGGCCATGAAATACGTCTCTTCAGGTAGGATATCATAATATTTAGCCCTTAAATCCTTCACCGACATCCAAACACATTCCTTACCAGAACCGGTATTATCACCACCCCATTTAAGAACTTCTCTAACAGAGCTATCTCCATTTCCGGGGCCAGACCAACCTACAGCAAGATTATCTATGGTGGGAACATTAGAATTAAGGGCTTCCGTCATCGTGTCCAAGTCCCTTCCGGAACTTGATTCCCATAAATATCTGAACGTCACAAAATCAACATCCCCGATCTTAATGCCTCCGGTATTACTAGGATATGTTTTTGTGACTAACTCATAATACCATTTACCATCACGGAAAGTAGCCCTTATCCTCTCTACTTGCTTGGGGGATATAGAGACATATGATCCGCCAACGGAAACGTTATCGCCATCAACCGCACGGGAAGTCCCATCCTTTGGATCCTCAGGGTCCACGGGGGTGTAGATCGTAGCCTGCTTATCTCCGGCATTGATAACAACTATATAATAGCTGTCCCCATCAAGACCCTCATCATGAGCCATGGTTACAAAGCCCTGCTCGCTATCCGGCCTCCATTCAACGACAACCATATGCTTATCCATAGGTATACCGGAAACGCTGTTAACGTAATTGGTTGACGACATGAAAATGGCATGATCATCATAAGCCTCATCAACACGTTGATGCTTAGTAGCCAATCCGTCAAGACGTGATATCTCAATGGGGTCAGTTACCTCGACCCCATTATAATCATACCACTTATATCCTATCATCGTATTCTCACGACGATATTTCCTTTTTCTTACGACCTGACCTCCAGCTAAGGCGTCAATCATAAAATAATCATTACATACTTTAACCATAGCCGTTCAGATTAACAGGTTTGACATAAACAAGCCACGATAGTAGCGCCAACAGGAATGGCGGTCAGCGTAGTCCCCACCGGGTAGGTAGGAGAGGATGACTCCATCACCATCAACGACGTCCGTTCTACGACCATATTGTTATCAATCAACCGGCTCCCCTCCACATAGAACCGGCCATCGGCCACCTCATAGCACTCTCGCACCGGAACCATATGTCTTTGGCTCTTATCCGCGTAATCGCAGATCGTCACCTTAGCCCCATCCGGTATAGACGTAAGCTCATCACCTACATTATAATCAGGATGATCAGAGTACACGACATACAATATAGACTTAATATCCTGCAATGCCGGATTGACTGTCCTGAATCCCTTCAAATGTATCTTATGACCACCGATCTCATAACAATCATCCACGTCCATGATATTAAGATCACAACTGATAACCGTCCAGCCGTTAATAACCGTCTGCGTAGGGGTAGTATTGATAGGATGATCGGGGTCGGTAGACTCAACGATCTTATAGTCGAAAGTCTTTACATCCAGATTTCCGTTCAACGACTCCTGTCTCCTGATCTTCACCGTACCCTTTCCGGTATCATAACAAGTCTCAGTGGTATCTATAAGTCGATCCATATAATCCGGCTCCTCGCATTCGATACGAGTGAAATTAGATGGCAAAGAGGTATATTGAGTACCAACATGGATATCATTATCTGTAGAACTCAATACATGATGATTATACGACCTAACATGATTTAAAGGGTTGATAACGTAAGTGGATTTAATCCTTACCGATCCTCCCGGTGTCGAGTAACATTCTATCGCATTTCTGGTAATACGATCATCCAACCTTTCTAGAGCACACCTTTCACGGATAAAATCCGCAGGGATATTATTTATCCTATTTCCTAGCCCATACCTATTATCAGACGAGTCCACAATCTCCCAGAACTGGTTTCTTTTCCCAAGATCACCGTCATAAGACACCACATGTCTCATACGCACGCTTCCGGCTGATGTCTTGTAACACTCCTCGATATCAATAGGCATCCTATCTTCCATATCCGTGAAATCACAAGACACCAAAGAGAATCCGTCCGGGAGGGTAGCCAGTTCGGCCCCCGGAACGAAGCCGGCGTCATCCGATTCAAGCACCTCGAAGCGGACGTATCTTGCCTTTATCTTGGAGTCATAAGAAACCAACCTACGAAGCTTGACATTGCCATTGCCTCCGTCATAACACTCGACATAAGACCTGATGTCACGCTCCTCCATATCGTCGAAATCACAGACAGTCCTTACCCACGTATCTGGCAAGGAACTGAAGCTGGCGCCCTCAGGTTGTGACGGATCGGTAGTCTCCAGGACTTTATAACTCTTATCCCTAACTCCTATATTGCCATCCCATGACGTGAGAACCTCCAGCTTCACCTTACCGGCCGGTGTCTTATAACATTCTACAGTTACCTCAATATCCCGGTCCTCCATATCCGTGAAGTCGCAAACGACCTCAACCCAGTCATCGCTTATGCTGGTGATAAACTTACCTACCGGATTCTCAGGATCGGTACTTTGCTTGACGCGATACCATTCCTTTCTGGTACCCATCTCGTAATCAAATATCTTATATCCCTCTATCTGCACCCTTCCGGTTCCGGTATCAAAGCATTTAAGCACCGGTATTATCTCCCTTTGGGTCATGTCCGGGAAATCACATACTATACGACTCCATGTATCGGGTATCTTATCATACTCCGTACCGATAGGATTGCTATCGTCAGTCGTATTTACCACCTCATAATGGGATACCTCCGGGTTCAGGCGGGGGTCTACCGACTCAACGCCCTCGATCTGGACCTTGCCCCCTTCCGTGGCGTAACATTTACTTACGAATATCAACTCCCGATCGGTCATCTCCGCTATTCTACAATCTATAGCTACCCACTCGGCAGGAATCTTATCCAATTCCGTACCAATAGGCGTATCAACATCTGAAGAGTTGATGATAAATATCTTCTCGGCCAATATCTCACCCTTATTATTCATATAGGTATGGATACGAGCCTCTACCTGACCTCCCGGAGTACGATAACATTGGTTGACGATCGACACACGGGCGTCCTTGATGTTAATGAACTGATAGTCCTTTTTAGGAACCTCGCTTACAAGTCTCTTTACTCCTTTATCATCGAAGTATACGTAACACCCGTCATTCCTCATCATGACCGGATACGTCTTTCCGTCTATAACAACACCGGAGAAGTCATCTGGCGGAACAGAGAAACCCATGCTACCAAATATGGAAGCAAGTCTCTTTAGATACTCATTAATGCCTGACATATTACAACATTTTAATTCTTATGCTTCAAAGGTAATAAAAAAAGGGGAAAGAATTGAATCTCTCCCCTTTAGGAAATATATGAACGCAAAAAAGGTTCTTTATTTCGGCTCAGTTACGATGGCCGGTCCAAGACCAGCGGCAGCACCGATCATGTTAATCATCTCCTGAACGCCCTCATGAGCGCCGTAACGTACACGTAAGATCAAGTTGATAGGATCATCAGCGATAACCTTTCCGAATCCCTGAGCGTATCTATGAGGATTGAGCGTAATCTGGAAGTCAACGTACTGAGCCGTTTGCTCTACACGACTATATTCGTTCATGAACGTCCGCCCCATGAAATCCTGATGTTTCGGGAATCCATTGAAATGAGCGTAGCCCTTCAACTCGTCATCCATCATATTACCGCCGACATGAGTACGTGGTGCTTTGCTAGACAGTCTCTCGAAATGAAGTTGATCCCACCAGATAGGAGACCCCTCGTCAAGAGAATCAGGATAACCGCCGCTAGCGCCAACGATCTCAACGCTATCCTCGATATAAGTCATTTTATCCATCAAGCACTCTGATGGAGATAACAACATTTCCTTGCCACGGAAACGGATACCGCACTTGCAGTTAGTACCAAGCTCCTGAGCCGACTCCAATTTCTTCCACATCCGGTTGCGGTAGGACGCCGGAGCCTCGCTGGTAAAGAATCCCTCAAACACCTTGTCGCACTCATCACACAACATGTTAGTATATACCGTTGTCTGGAAGCTATGCTGGCAAGCCGCAGGAGTACCATAGTCAGTAATCTCCAGTTCCGGGAAAGCCTGTTTGATTTCCTCCAAAGCACTGTTTCCGCACTCATCATCCGGGATCGTGATATAATACTTCTCGGTGGATACCTTACAAGAACCACAAGCTGACCAAGAAGCGGTACGAACCGTAGGGTTCTCGCACATATCGGATGTCTTAGCCACATAGTAGATAATAGCCGTAGGATTAGCCTCCACGAAAGTAGAGATCTCCTCATCCGTCAATTTCTTTGAAGTAGCGGCAATATACAAACCTGATCCCTTGATCTGACTCATCTTATTAACCGTATCGGCTACAACGTTAGGCAATGACTCCACCGTAGTAGACATATCAACACCGTCATCCTCCAAGGAAATAGAATACAGATAGCCGCCCTTAACCTCGGTATAGTTAGGAGGACAATCCGTACATCCTTTCATGATAGAGATCAGACGTTGAGTATAGTCAGCTGGTTTAGCACCTTTCTTCATCACCTTATAACGTGACATGCTACCCTCGATAGTCTCACGTACGATCTTCAATCCTGGATATTGAGCGCGAACCTCAGCCAACGCCAGATCATCACCAGTATCGCATACCTCCATGCAATAGAAGTTCACGTCCTCCGTCTCAGGCTCAGTAGCCTCATTAGTGCATCTTGTAACCGGAGTGATATCAATATAATCAGATACCTTGCCACCACCTGCGATAGGTTGGTTCTTCATCCGCTCGATACACTTCAATACGGCGGGTAACAAATCAACCTCCTCACAAGGATCGCATTCCTCACATTGATTTGGAGTATTGTCGCAATCATCCAAAAGGATAGCGTCATTGATCTCAACACGACCTCCCTCGTAGCCAAGAAGCTCGAAAGCCCTGCCGGCGAGAATCAAGCGGATAACGATACGGTCGCCCTTGGAAACGGAGAAAGCCGTGTCGTCAGAGACACCATTATATCCTAAGATAACGTCATCGACATAAGCGTGATCCTTCTTCGGCCAAGAAGCGTAAATCTCGGTGATCTCATTCAACGAGAACAAAGGCGTGGAAAAATCCTTGTCATATATAGAGCGGGAAGCCGCTTGTTCATTACGACCGATACGGATCTCATAACGCTTGTCATTACGAGGCTTACCGGTAAAATCAATCACGGCCTTACAACCGTTCTCGGAAGTCTCCTTAGTATCATAAATACCAAGCTGACCTTCCTTCAAGAAGATGGAATCAACATCCACCATCTTAGCGTGCGGGGGTACGAAAAGTACCCGGTCTTGCGGTCTGTGCAACATAATTCGTTTTTTTATTAAAATTATTAAATCAGTTCATTTACTTTAATATAATTGGGTATCTCTTTCCTCTAATGAGTTTTAGCTTCTTATATGTAACATTTTTAGAGTTCTTACCATCGAAATCCCTAATGTCAAAACATCCCGATTTTCTTCTTCCATAAATAAAACATATTTCATTGTTATACAATACTTTATCAAACAATCTAAATCCGAAAACCTCAAAAGGAGCTTGATTGTTTTTCTTCTTTCCTCCTTTTAAAATTTTCATTTTATGTATTTGCCTGTTATGTCTACGAATTAAACGCTTCAAGTATTGACGTTCAATTCGTTTCGCATTGAAGTTCCTAGAAATGACAAACGCATCGGATGTATGGGATTTTTCTATTCCGTATTTAATCCGATTGTATTTCGTGATGTAACCGAAAGTCATTGAAACGTTTGGATATCTCGATTTCAACTCCTCGTACAACTTCCATTTCATGATTCCCATAACCGCAGCATCACGAAGTGACTTGCCTCGTTTCACCTTCAAATCGATATTCCCTTTATGATATTCCTTATGACAAGTTTCACACAAGGTAATGAGATTGGATGGTGAATCACCTCCTGTTTTACGAGATTCGATGTGATGAACATTCAGGATCGGGTCTTTCGACTTTCCTTTACAATGTTGACATTTATGCCCATCCCTTGCCAGGACATATTCCCTGACATTCCAAAAACCAAGTTGATCTCCTTCCTGATATTCGTTACCGGAGATGTCAGGATTCTTGATCTTTTGTGTATCAAATTGGGCAATCTCGACGATGATACGGGATATCGGCAGGGTAGAACAGATGTTGTCGATAACACGGATATGAGCATCAACTTTGTGTCTCACCGAAGGTGCTACCCATCCTAGACGTTTGCTTTTCACCCTGTTTTCAAAACGAGGCTTCCTATATCTCAACCTATTTCGTCTCGCTCTTCTCGACTCTCTTCTTGTAGACAAAAGTTCTACAACATCATTTCTAAGAATAACCTCACCGCTGTAAAGCTCCTTGCTTTTCGTCGTAGCGGATAAACCAACATGCTTGGTTCCGGCATCGACGCCTAACACAATTTCCTGTTTGTAATCGGATGTCTTGTACGTTAATTTGATGGTAAAAGGACATGTGTTTACAACGACCGCTTTGTTATCTTTTAGCAGTCGTCTAACCTTCCCATGCCTTGTCGTAGGCATCATCGGTTTACCATCTATGTCTTGTACATACACCATTTTACAAACTAATTCAATGTTTATTCAACATAAGTCAGGGTAAAACCCTGTTAGTACCCATCGCCAATGTTATTTTGAGGTTTTTCGCAAGCAACACTGTTTCGCAAATACACTACTCCTATTTAATCACTTGCCTTAGAGCAAGGAACTTGGGCAAACATTCCTTGGTAACTATATATTCTCAAATAACGTAGCCTCTGTCTCAAGGCTTAGGCTAATAACCGGATCCTTTCGGGTACATTAAAACTTTGATTAAATCATATTGTTTTAATGTTATTTCGGATATTTACCTAACGCAAACATAATAATAAACGAGTTCACGACAATAAAACACGATCACGAGTGTATAGGCATATAAATAAATTACATTTTTTGTAAAAACATTATTTAAGCCACTTTTTCTTATACATCTTCCTCATCATATCAATAAGTTCATCGAAACTTTTTATATAACCCATATCTATAGCCCATATAAGATTGCCTTGTATTTGCTCCAATTCCTTCAGCTCAGCTTCCGTGGCCTTATTCCTGATCATACTTTCATGGATATTAAAAACAATATAATTAAGTCCCTTAGCGATCTTAACATAATCTACATCCTTAAATCTAGAAGCCGCCCTAGACAAAGCATTATACCTATCACCAGCCTCTATTCGATTAAGAATAAGCTTATCGGTTAGCCACGTAACAACCTCGGCATACAACATAGGATTCAATTCCATAGCTACAAGAACCCATATATAAGGATTACACATAGTTCTCCTGTTCTCGCCCCTACCAACAGTCTTATAAGCACCAAACTTTTTCATTACTTTTATAAGGGACTCTTTTTCAACCATTTCCATAAAAACAGGAAATCCTGTTTCTATCATATATCCTTGTTTTTCAAGAATATAGTATATTCGTTCGGCACTCTCTTTATTAGATAGAATATTCTCTATTCTTTTATCATTCCATCCCTCCTGAATCCTTTTCCTTGTATAAGCCTCTTGCAGATCAGTTAATGACATAAAAGATGTTTTAGTATCTTGCTTGATAGTAACACCAAAAAGGTCTCTATCTTTAGAGATCATAACAACATTAGTTTTCATATTATACACATTTAATTTTATATATAACAAATATATTGATAAAATTTTTATATACAAAAATATATGAGCAAAAAAGACCCACTCATCGCTGAGCAGGCCTTCTGATCAAACTAATGTTGTTTTATTTAAAGGAAGCCACATTATCCTTATCAAACCGATACCTCTGCAACTCATTCTCGTTAAGGTTGAATTGCTTGGCGACCATATCCAAAATCTCCTCCACCAAAGGATCGGGCAGCTCAGGGTCGATGTCCGTGGACCGCTCACCGGCGGCGTTGATGTACCCGGCCAGATCCACCCGTACCGGATTCCGGTAGTAGGTCATCCTGACCTCGTCTGTACGAAAGCCGTCCTCATACACCACGACCTTCCCGTCACCTATGGTGTAGAACGTTTCCCGATAGTCAAAAGAAGGCCTATTGTTATCATCCCCAAGAAGCTCATGAACATTCTCGTTATTAGCCTCCCACATGACAAAATCTCCAACCTCACATCCTTTATAAGAAAACGCTCCTTTTATATTTGAGAACCATAAATAATCATCAGGAAGACCGAATGATGTCGATTCGGGATCATCAATATGACTAACCTCCTTAAGCGATTTCCAGTATACCAGAAGAGTTTGTATAGATCGGATGGTCTCATCATCCTTCCTATTAAGATAGTATCTTATCAACCTGTCCTGAGCCTCGTTGAACAAAAGCACGAACCTCCCGGGATCAAGCTTAATCCCACCATTGGCGAGATTCTGCTCATTCTTCTGCAAAGACCTTAGATACGCTTCTTGGATCGTCATCGTCATTCCTCCGTATTAACCTTATCACCTTCACCTACGTCTTCCTTCTTCTTGACATCCTTAACCTTCTTGGTCTTATCGTCTATATTAGAAATAGACATAAGTTCCTCGTACTCATCCAAGACATTAGCCTTTACACTGATAAGATCTTTCTTGGTAGCCAAAAACTCGGCGGACGTACGGGTGTCAGGGCCTATGATCTGACCATTATATTGCAAGCCGGATGGAGTCATGTTAATACGACCGTTACGTTGAAGGACGTTTATGATACGATAGAACTCAAGAACTTCCTTGAAATCACCCTCCAATGACCGATCCCAGATATCAAGCAGATAATCGATGTTGGTCTTCTTCTCGTTCATCCAGTTTGATAGTGATCCGGTGTAATAATCATCCTCCGTGAAATCAGGACGGGTCACGATGCCGATGTACAGAAGAAGGTCAATGACAGCCTGGCGTTCCTTATCACCTTTCTTAAGGGCGTTGATGAACTTATAGCTGATATTCATCTTATTGATCTCACGCTGCTGAACGAAATCCTTAGCGTTATCTTTCTCGATGAAACAGAACATGGAGTTCATGAAAATAGGATCACCATCCATTTCCTGAGGAGTCAACATGCCAGAAAATACAGCCAGATATAAATAAAATAACTCAACGGTATTAGCCGTGTTATAAACCTTACCCATGAATATCTTATCCTTAGCGTCATCCCAAAACTCTAGATTAGTCTGGGAAAGATCCTTCTGAGATATATCCTCAAAAGGCTTCATTATATTATTGACACGTTGATTAACCAACCTATCAACCTCATCTTTATCCATACCATTATAACATCTTGATCTTGGATAAAAACCCGTATTATAGGCTTTTGAGAAATCATCCCACGGGCAACATACGTGAGTAGCATTCTCCGGGAACGGAGCCTTGGCTATATTGGCGTCTTGGAAGGCCTGCGGAGCGCTTCCGTCGTGCTTACCTACTACCTCATACAAGGTATCTGACATGATATTGAAGCCGTTTACCTCGACCAATACCTTCTTTGATTTTAAAATCTCTTTCATTTCCTTATTTTTGCGTTACTTTCCTAAAAAAAGAGGAGAGGAATATCCTCCCCTCTAAAAACCAAATTACATATGAAAAAAAACTTAGCCGAAGTAGTTCGGTTGAAGCTCGATGATCAAGAACTTGCTGTTATCCATAACCCAAGCCGCGGAAGCTGAGTGACACCAGAATTGCTCTTTCATGCCCGGCAAGGATGATACGATCTCATTTCCGTTGGCTTTGTGCGCCCAACGACCGTACTCATAACCCCACCACATGCTTACGCCTTCTGGCTTGATATAAAATACGTTGTTATTCATATTACCTAACTTAGCGTTAGCCGTATTAGGAATAGCGGAATATGCGTTAGTCGATCCAGCGTCAGTGATATTCTCAATAATACAAGAATAAGAGGATCTAGGATACATGCCATTCACTAACTCGCTACGATCTGTCATGTCAGCGTAATCCAAAGAAGGATCGTGCTCGAACTCTACATTTCCGATGCCGGGAAGGAAAGCTCCCTTAACCTGTACCGGACCTAAGATCATAGCATCATTAGTACCAGAGATAGGATTAGAAGGCAACATACGGTCACTACCCATACCCCAGCTCAAATTACTCAACGTAGTAAAGAAAGCCTCTCTAATCAACTTCTCTAAGTTAACCATAGCCATAGCTCCTACCTTGAACTTAATCTTACGCTCCGTAATAGGAAGATCTTGACGACCACGGAAAATATAAGCGGCAGCAGCCATAAGAGTATCCTTAGTAATACCCATCGGGCGACTATAGTAGATAGTATAACCACGGCGAAGCTGACGGTAGATACCCTCATTCAAATGGATAGGACCATTTTGATCCATAATAATACCACCTTCTTGCCACATCAACTGTCTAGCTTCCAGCTTAACCAACTCAGCCATACAGAATACCTCCAGCGTGGACGCTACCTTAGCCGTACGTAAATCAAGTCTACCATTAACAGTCTTGCCGATAATAGCCAAATCAGGAATATTACCCTCATACTCGCTTCTCATGGCATTCATACGACGAAGGGCAGTCTCCACGAACTCTGAAGTGCTATTCTGGGCGGCCTGCATGGACTTCATACCAGCATACATAGTTGTCTCACCCTCAACACCACGGTGGTTTCCTAAACGGAACTCACAAGTCATGGAACCGGCCTTGTCAGCTCCAGATACCTTAGAGAACTGGGTACTGTACTCACCAAGGGCATGACCGATCTTCCAATAACGGATACCCGGACGTAATTTCTCTTTAGGGAAGTATTTAGCCTTACCGCCAATAACACGACCCCAATAACGTGTCAAGTCTCCTTCTGTCTTAGACGGGATCTCACCTGAGATAAGGATATTACAGCCATTAGCTGCGTCATAGGTAATGACATCATAAGCCGTAAACTCAGAGGTATTCAAAACGATATCAAACAAACTACCGTCAATACCCGGTTTTAGATGATGACCTGAAGTATCCTCAGCCGTAACGACGGCGAATGTCTTTGTAACGGGAAGATCATAACGGAAAGAAGCTCCAATACCGTTAACGGAGATCGTAGCGCCGTTATTAATCATACCCATATACATCGGAACGGGGTAATTAGCGATATTAGAGAACAGATTCAACAGACCCAAATGATTCTTGTCCGGATCCTCATAATACCAGCTCGCCAATGAGCCTAAGTTATGCTCTACGAGCGATGTCTTATAGTTCTTGGCATCGGTGAAGGCAATAACGTTATCACCATTCACGGTAGCCGGAAAACTTTTTGTCAAAAAAGGATTCATAATTATCTATCTTTTAATGTTATACACTCTTTGATCCACTTAGATCAAGGAAGTTAGCCTCTATAGTATCATTATCGATATTATTCTTATTTTGCTTTCCTCCCTTATTGCCAGAAAGAAGAGTGATGGTCTTCTTATTAACCTCCATCTTAGCCTTGTTAGTCTTCTGTTTAAGGAACTCGTCCTTATTCATCAAGAACAAAGCCAGATCAGCGGCCATGTCCGGATTCTTGATAGCCTCCGAATAAGCTTTATCTATAGCCGTATGACCTTGATTGTCTATCGGCTTGGTAACGAAATCGACAGCCTTACCTATCATCGTGTCAGTCAACTGGAACCCTGAGCTTATAGACGTCTTAAGACCTTTCTTATAGATCTTCATCTGCTCAATCAACTCCTGTTTCCTTTTCTCGGATTTTTTCTTCTCCTCCTCGATAAGGTTATCCATCTCCTTTTTCAGGATATCATGGAACTTATTGGCCTTGGACTCAATGAACTCATCGCCCTTACCAATCATCATCTCCATATTATCCTTTATCTCGTCTTCCGGCATACCCAACATCTTATAATAATGCTGGATGACCGCAAGCTGATCATTCTTGTTGCTCATATCAAGGTTGTCCAACGGCGCCTGAATGTTCTGATATTGGTTTAGAAGCTGACCTACGTTACCTCCAGCCTTATCCACCTCTATCATCTTCTTCATGAAGTCAGACATAGAACCGGTATCAACCTTATCCTTCAACAACTCATCGGCCTTATCCTTGATCAATCCCTCCACTATATCAAGTAGATCATCTTCTTTTGTGATAGTAGAAAGATCGACTGGCTTATCATCTACCATAATATCAAGGTTATCGATACTGTCGATGATACCTCTGGCGGCCATCTTCTCCAAGAAAGATTTCCCGTTAAAACCTGATACCACGTTATTATTATCAGTACCGCCTTCGCCAAAGGAATCCGGGTCTGGGTTGGTAGCGTCGCCGCCCTTATCCCCGCCACCTTCAGCCGCTCCGCCGTCGGCAGGCTCTTCCTTGGTATCACCTATAGGATTACCATCCTTATCATATTTACCCTCGATATTATTCTTATCGCCATCACCGTCACCACGGTAAAAAAGTTCCTCGACACTCATGGTCTTAAAACCCTTAGCGAAATCACCCATGTCATTCATACAATTTCCTTTTTTGCTTTTTACAAAAGTATTATTAATCCAATTACCAATTAAATCAAACCCATTATAGTATATGACAGAATTTTACGCCAAAATGATTACAGATTTTGTAAAAATATTTACAAAAATTGTAATCAATTCTTGTTTATTATTGACGTAAACCTATCTGTATCAGAACGTTTGTTTCTAGCGTCTATCTCCTTTTCTTTTAATTCCAACTTTCTTTTCTCTATCTCCTCATGAGATCTTCGCTCAGCCTCGGCGTTAGCCTGTCTGGTTCTCATCTCCTCTTCCTTGATATCAAGATCTCTTTCCCTTAAAGCCCTATCAGCCATAGCCTCGACATAATCCATGCCTTCAGAGTTGTTCTCGGTCCTAGCCGCTTGACCGGCGGCCATTATGCTCTTACCCCTTAAGTCGAAGTTGCCCTTGATATAAGCCAGCTCCTTATCCTTCTCATGCTCATCATTACGTGCCTGTTGCTCGGCCTCGGCTTGCTGCTGGACAAGTCGCTGTTGATTCTGGTATTCTTCTTGCCTTACACGATCGGCGTAAGATCTAGCATCCCTTCCGATCTGATTCATCTCAGCCGTTGAGTTGGCGCTCATCATCCTAGTGATATCAAGTAAGTCATTACCTAACGTATTTGTCTGTAATATATATTGTTTCAAATTCTCCAATTCCAGACGTTTCTTGGAATTAGAGACAGCCATAACATTAAGATGACGTAACGACAAGCTATTATCCGTAAGACTGATGTAAGCCAAGGAAAGATCGCTGTTTCTGTACATCACGGTCCAATCGTATCCTTCCTTCTGACATACTTGAGCCACGGCTAGATGAATATCCAATGTCCGTTTCTTGAAGTCATCGAAATCATTAAAGTAAGTCTGAGTCTGTAGCATAGTAGCGTTAACTCCCTGTTTTACGCCCGTAGAACTCTCGTATCTAGTTGACTGACCCATTGCCTGCTCGGATATTCCTATCATCCTATAAGCCATCATATAGGCGTAAGAAGCCATTTCCATACGGGATCTTATCTGATCCGTATTAGTAAGATCATATACACCGAACTGGTTATATATGCTACTCATCTGTGGGTTCTGGTAAGGATTGTTCGTATCGTTACCACCTACGCCCATAAACGAGACGGACTTCACGATCTGCATGAAGGTAGCCAAAGCGCCCTTCTTGTCCATCATATCCTTATATTCCGTAGGCAAGAATCCCAGGTCGCCTAAGAAGAACTTACCGATCTCCTTCTCGGCGTTATTGTATAGCTGATTCATAGCAAGGTTATACATCATCTGGAACGGTTGTATGCGATCAGCGAGACTGGCCCCTATAAATCCAGAAACCGGAATGACATAATCATACAGACTGCTGTCACCATGTATCTGATGAGGTATTGGATCCCCACCGATATATATAGGCTTATCCATTAAATTACCTCCGGTGATCTTAACGCCAAACCTAACCTCAGGGACATACTCCAAGATATAGGTGTTCACCTCAGGATCACCAACGGCTTCGGCCATAACCCTCTTCACTTTCTTGATACCGTTCTTCTCCAAGAACTCCGGGAGAAGCTCATCGGTAACAAGCTCCTGATCCACCATCCCGGTCTCCGTCATGTAAGTTATTAAGAATACCGGTTTCATGGATACCCAATATCCTTCCATTACCCTAAAAAGGCGAGAGTCTATCTCATATCTCTTGCCATTGGACATGTCAGAGTTAAAATAGCCAAATGGATGGAAGCGGGGCAAGAAGCGGGGCTGGGTGTGTTCCTCCCCGTCCGGCCCGAAGGTGTGGTACTCGCCCATCGGAACACCATAATAGTCCTCAGCGGCAACTATAGACTCATAGTCATGGTATCCTTTCCATGGAATAACCTCATTCTCATACATACCGGTAATAGACGGCTTCTTTTTCTTCCAGTCATACCTAGTACCGTCATTAGATACCCATCCCTCATAATCATCGTCACCGCCCATAATACGACGCTTGTCCTTTGCCGTCATCTTATGACCGTATTTTGATATCAACTCAACACCCTCGTAATAATGAAGACGACCCACATAAGACCCATATTGCGGGTATTTCACATCAGGATGGAAAACCTCCCTCGGACTCCATACCTCCGGACGATAGTAGTCGAAGCCAACGAAATGATTCCGGAACATCTTTCCGCTAAGAAGACGATCCCGGAAATTCTCCCTGTCAAGCTCATCCATATAAAACCGGCTACGGTCAGCCTCGATCGTATGATCCCCCCATACCGCCGCCTGCGTCTTCCATCTTGTACTCATGAACCTCTGGATATCATCAGGGGTCATAGACGCCTTGGCCTGTTGGATTTGCTGAACATAAGCCTGACGTTCCTCCTCGGAATTAAACTCATTGTATGTAGGATCAAGACCGGCCTCCACAAGACGCTGATTAACGATAATATCCCACTGTTCTTGTATATGACGATGAAGTAAGTTTGACATCGTATCCTCATACTCACTTATAGCCATATCCCCTACCTCGTTAACCGTATACTTATCCTGTAGGTTTGTCAGCCATCCCTCAAAGGCATTTACGATACCACCTATTATATCATAATGCTTCAAGAAAGAAGGTATCCTTATATCGCTCCTTAACTTCTGCACGTCCCTTAACTGAGGGATAACATCCGCCATCTCCATAAAAGATAACTTACCATCCGCCATCAGATAATAGTCACGGTACATCTGGTTACGATCATACTGTTTCAACCCTATCGTCTCAAGAGCATCCATACAATCCTCCTTCCATTTCCTGTTCTTTTTCTTCGTGGAAATAGCCTGAGGAGGTAATTCTAATAACGCTCCTTTTGCTGGAAACGAATGATCTCTATTAAACACTTCCATGATTATTCAATTTTATTTACAACAAAGATAGGCGTTTAATTGACATTCATTTACCTAAAAGCTCCTATAGATACCGATCCAAAAGCAGAGGCATATACCTCATGGTGTTTATAAGCGTCTTCCTTACGGGCGTTATTCATCTCCTCGATCTTCGATTTAGGCATGTAATTGTTATCATCAAAATACCTAGCGAGAACCAACGCATGCCCGAAGGCTATTATCCTATCGACGTTTAATCCGGGCTTGTACTGTATTATCTCATCCAGTAGGGCTATATCATCAATCAACTCAATACCTTTAACCGTTATATCAAGACCGGTACTATCATCATAACCAATAACGAAATCCTGCCAGCAGTAATCCACCACGCAGGAGAAGAGCAGGTTCTGGTTGCCGGGGGTAGGGTATAGCCCCAGCTTGCTGTTCTGCCGGGAGCCGGCCTTCACGTACTTATTGGCTATAGCCTCACCAGCGAACAGGAAGAAAGAAGCGGGCATACCACTCTTCCGGTTGAGGTACTGCTCATACATCTGGTCAGCGTTCTCCATAAGACATATAGCCCCATATCCCTTCTGAAGCACCTCACACGTACGGCAAAACTGATCTATGGATGATGGACGAGATACGTAAGAGGCAACTATTCTATAGGCATAAGGATCTCGAATACCAACACGTCTCTTGAATACATAAAAAGCACCTAATGAGGGCGTATCCGACTTAGCCTGTTTGTAGGGATCGCTACCACTCACATATATAAAATCATCAAACCTATTGGATTGAGGCATCTCGAATATCTGGACAGGAGCGTCAATAACACCGCCGCTAAACGGGAAACCAGCCAGTTGCTTATTCGACTTAGTAGTGCCAAGTTTATTTCCAGATTCAAGGAAAACATCACACAGCATGCCGCTATATTGCCCTGACTCAAGAAGATCATTCTTATGCTTGATAGCGTACTCTACCGGGAATAGGTTCTGGGACGAGCTTAAAAAACAGTCATCAATCGTAAAAGGATAGAACATGGTATGAGAGGTATAAGCTACCCTATCTTTCGTAGATAGCTTCTTCCGTTCCTCGTTAAGCTTATTGGTACTAGCCTCGAAATCCGTGGCGTCAATCTTGATCTTATTAAGCTTCTTATCATCAGGTTTCCCCAAATAATCACCCAGACCTATAGTTCTCTTGACACCGGAGTTAGCCATCTGACCAGGAACAAACATCGCCCATTTCCGTTCTTTCCATGTTTTCCCTTTCATGGCTCTCCGATTTAAAATATCCCAGTCCATGACCAGAAGATTGTATGTATCAGGATCAGAGAACATCTCCTGAGCGTCCTTGGATAGTTCCACCTCACCACCGGTACCAGCCAAGATCGGACTGAGACGCCAGCCGTAAGGAGTGTCGTATGACGGCATGGCGGCAGTGTACGGCTTCTTGATAGGTCCCTTACCTACCTCGTCGAAAATAGCCGTGGCGGGGGTCAGACCGGCAGTCTTCTGTGTGGATGTCTTCCTACCCATGTTGATGTTGGCTATGGATATTATGGCATGAACATCACGAACCCCGTTGGACATACGCTTGCCTAAGGTGACACCAGAACTCCAATCGGTCTTGGTCCTGTTAATCCTGAAAAAAGGATGCACATGATCAAGACCATACTCACAATACTCACCTATATTAGATAAATCGCTATCGCTGAAACCTACCACGGAATGACTAAGCCCGATCGTCATGGTAGCGTTCATCTGAAGAAGGGATGACATGATAGTCGTATTATGGGATACGACAAAATTAGTGGTAAGGAACTGATGGGACTTGTTATCGACCTCAATACAAGTAGCTTTATACTTCCCGTAATAATCTATATCGGATATCCTAAGCCTGTTATGAGTCTTGGATATATACATATCATCACCATCCATGACGCAATAATATCCCATAGACCAGAATATTCTTCTTACGAAGGATATAATATACTCACTTTTGTAAACGACCTTAAAACGATCGTCACCGGTACTTATACCGCAAGATATCTTCATGAATGAGCTTATAAACAACTCTTTCTGTTTTTTGGATGAATAAATAATATCATCCATCTCCTTATTGCTTAACTCGAAGATCCTGTCGGTAGATCCACAAAGAAAAGAGGCGGTCAGAGACCCAAGGAGCTGGGGCGACATCAGCCACCGCCGCTCGGGGAAATCCACGGCCTCCCCTATGTCTATAGTCATCTTCTGGAAGTCAGAGTGGATGATACCCATAGTGCTCATGACTTTATAATCACCATGATATTTAACCTTCCACTGATGTTGACCGCAACATACTATACTGCGCCCGTCCTCAAACGTCACCTTATACATATCAACGAACCCTTGAGGGTATACGCCTACTATAGTCGTAAGCTTACCATCATCGCCATATATGATATCCCCGATATCAGCGAACCCTATCTTCTTAGGCCCATAAGGAGTATATATCAGCTCCGAGTCCAGAAGGGCCTTCCCAAAACGACGGGTACCGAACATCCCTAACCCTTTCTTCTCCTGACGGGCACGTTGGTACATCTCAGCGAAAAACCATTCATTATCACGTAACCGGCTGATAGCAGGAACACGCTCCCCATTTGGAAGATCTTGAAATACGGGAAAGAAATTAACATGCCAATAAAGCCATGGCGGGATGAACGTACCGTTGATAGTCACCCCGTTCTTGACCTTATAAGCCTCCTCCGTGAAGAACTGCTTAACATCATCATCTTGATCCTCCCAGCCGAACAAATCGTTCCACACTGGAGGATTCTTCATGTTTACATAAAATTCTGGACTCGTGCTTAACCCCATCACTTCATACTTTTTAATACGGACTCTATACCTCCAGACACTTGTCCCTTACGTTCCTTCTTCTGGACATTGCTGACACTCCTGTATACATCCATGATCCCACTCTTCTCCATATACGAGTCATTCCATACGTTAATCTTATCGATCAGCTTGGATATGAAATCGAACGCCCTAGCCATATCCTCAGGCTTCTCCTTATCCCATGGATGCTTGGCGATATACGTCTTGGCGTCATCCACGGCCTTGGATATGACCTCAAGATTATCATTAACCCGATCAACATCCTTACTCGTCGGCTTTCGTCTTCCCTGTGGCATTGGCTTTCATATCCTTAAACTCGTTATACTGTTTCATAAGAAGCTTATAAGATTGAACAACCCCGATCTTACTTACTTCCGTCACGCTCATGTCATGGAACATATCCTCAAGCTCCTTGTCAGCATATCTAAGACGTTCCTTGTCATCATAAAACACGAATCCAGACGTTCTGTCTTCTATAATACTCTTGGCGGTGGACGCATATGTCGTATCTAAATCCAGATCCATACCGAAGCTGGTAGCCAACTGGATTATGAACATCAACCTAGAATTGACTTTTACAGCCTCTATATTCAACATCTGTATCTTATGGGTCATCTCATGAAGAACGACAAAATCCTCCTCTTTTATCAATGAAGATGATTTAAGGGCTATCTTCTTAGTCCTATCCTCAATATCGCTATACAAACGCTTGCTCTCACGTTTTATAGCTATCCAATGCCTTATATGAGTATCCGCCTCTTCTTTAAGATAATCTCTAATCTCTGTTTTTATATCTTTATCTTCCATATTACGCATTATAATCATTGTTGTTTAACTCAATCTCATCACTGATGCTTTGGTCTATAGACCTCAATAAATCCCTGGTACTAACATCCCGCAAGAAGCGGACATTACCACCATTAGCCCTAGCTATCCTCCTTAAAGCGGAGTAAAGTATATCACCCAACGAATATTCAGGCAACTCACGGCATCCGACTTCCATGACAATAAGGGCATGGATACGGTCATCTATCTTGCTTCTTACGAGATTTCTCACGGCATTATTTATAAGCTTCCCCTATAATACGTAGCGGAAAATGTTTGAAATTACGTTCAGGATCGTCCTTAGTATAACCCATAAGAGATAGATGTTTCTCAAAATGACCTTCCGTATATTTTGAGGTATCTAACGTCATCCTAAATATAATTCTATTCTCATTGTCAGGATGTTTGTTATATGATACATCTCCCATACATCCACATCCGAGATGATGCTCCTTGACATGGAAACCATCATTATGGGTGATAAATAACACGATTTCTATCTTATCACCTATTTTCTGATCAAAAATATTTAGATAAAACTCGCTCTCATCATCCGTCAGTCCTATATCAAAGGAATCGTTAGGGCACTCAATATTAAAATCGTTATGATCGGCTGTTATCACCTCCATAGCATTCCATTTGGCTTTCTCTCCTTCCACGAACTTCAACGGGCATACCTCGGTCTTCATCCAAGCCTTCTCCTTGATAAAACAACCACACAACGAACATGCCTGTCTTCCCATCAATCTTTGCAGCAATACCTTAGCTGGTAACTTAAAGAAAGCTATATTAGAAGAGTTCTTAGGACATTTCTTGCATAAATCAAGACGATTCTTGTACCACTCCGGATAATCTTTCTCATCCTTAGGAATCCTGCCCAATAAACTGTCTTCCCAAGCTTGGGCTATTACTTGGGCTTTACCAATTGTTTGCATATTATTTTTTAAATTGTTGTTGTTGAAAATCCTGTAACTGTTCCCATGTCATACCATACCGGCATTGGTACATAGCCTCATGGTTGTCACGTATAAGGGGATCTCCGTTCTTCAATCCCTCCATACCCTCTATCACCTTTATCTTCTTATCCAGACAATCAAGCTCAATAGGCATCCTTTCGTCTGGATAACGATTACCCTCCTTGACATATATGCGACGTATCTTATCACGTCTTACACGCATCTCACGGAGGTTGCATATAACATATCCGATAAACGGTATCCTGATAGATATATTATCGGTATATCTGGCGAGATGATGGATATAAGATACGGATGCTTTCATGCACCATTCGACCTGTTGCTTGGTAAATTTACCTCCAGATCTTCTCACCACCTCATCGACAATATCCCTGTCGAACGAAATAAGACTCCTATCCATCAATATTAAGTTTGTTTCTCTTGAATACGAATCCCATTACACGGGTGTCATCACCCTCCCCGTCAAGAACAAAATAATTACGTAGGCTTCTCATCTCAATAGACAGCTCACGGGTACGGAAATTTCCGTTCTTTTTATCTACTAAAAAACCGCCACGCTTTAGCTCATTGTTAAGGACAGCGATATAAGATTCCTTTTGTCCATAACAATCCATGTACTTGGCTCTGGTATCATCCGAGTATCCGTAATT